ATGGAGACAACAGTCCTAAGGCACGCGAGCGGCCGAAGGTTTTGACTAGGGGGGGATACTCCGTTTTTCCAGCCAAAAAAGCAGGCATGCCACAATGAACATCCGCAACCGCGTCAAAGCCCTCCGCACGGTCAAAGCGTCGGAACTGGCTCCGAACCCGAGGAACTGGCGAACGCACCCCAAGGCGCAACAGGACGCCCTGCGTGGCATCCTGGCGGAAGTTGGCTACGCCGACGCCTTGCTCGCCCGCGAACTGCCCGACGGCTCGCTGATGCTGGTGGACGGGCACCTTCGGGCCGAGACCACGCCCGAGCAAGAGGTTCCGGTTCTCATCCTCGACATAAACGAAGCCGAGGCCGACAAGCTCCTCCTGTCGCTCGATCCGCTTGCGGCGTTGGCCGAGACGAATGTGCAGGCTCTTGACGCCTTGCTCCGCGAGGTGGATACCGGGAGCGAAGGGCTCCAGCAGATGTACGCGGACCTGGCCGAGGCCGCCGAGCTCTACCAGGACGGCGACAAGGAGATCGTCGAAGACGAGGTGCCAGAGCCGCCAGTCGATCCGATCACGAGGCCGGGCGACCTCTGGATTCTCGGAGATCACCGACTGCTCTGCGGCGACTCGACTAAGGCTGATGACGTGGGGCGGCTGATGGCTGGGGCGAAGGCAGATTTGTGTTTCACGTCGCCGCCGTATGGACTGGGAAAGTCCGTCGCGTTGTCTGGCAACAAAAAGATGGCAGCAAGCGGGAACCCATACGATGATCACGAAGACAACGCCGCCGAGTGGGCCGGACTGATGTCCGCATGGTTCGCTGCGAGCGATACGGCTGTTTCGGATGTGTGGGTTGTCAACGTGCAGCCACTGGCCGGAAACAAGCGAGACCTGGTCCGGTTTATCGCAGACAACGCGGGCAGGCTTGTTGATGTCGCCACTTGGGACAAAGGCCACGCCGCACCGCAGATGGCGGCAGGCGTCATGGCGTCGCGTTACGAGTGGATGATTATCTTCGCCGCCAGCAATGGCGCGTCGAGGGCCGTCCCGCTCTCGTCGTGGCAAGGCACCGTCCAGAGTGTCTATGTCGCGCCTCCGCAAAGAGGAAACGAGTTTTCAGACATCCATGCGGCCACCATGCCCCTACACGTTCCCGCTTGGGTGATGCAGACGCTATGCGACCAATCGAAGAGCGTTTATGAACCGTTTTGCGGAACCGGCACCACGCTCATCGCCGCCGAGCAGCTGGGCCGCAAGTGCTACGGCATGGAGATCAGCCCGGCCTACTGTGACGTGATCGTGAAGCGGTGGGAAACGCTGACCGGCAAGAAGGCAGAACTGGAGGCATCCAATGGGCAAGCGAGGGCCACGCAAAGAGCCGACGATCCTGAAGATAGCCAAGGGCAACCCAGGCAAAAAGCCCCTCAACCACAACGAACCAAAACCGCCAAGCGATGACATCGCGCCGCCTGGGTGGGTGACGGGCGTTGCCCGCGAGAAGTGGGACAACGTCGTGCCGAAACTCATCGGCATGGGCGTGATGACGAATGCCGATGTAGACACGATTGCCCGCTACTGCACGATGCACGAGCAGTTTGTGAAGTACCTCGACCAGTGCCGTCGCGGGCTTGATGTGCTCGTGATCCGTGACGATGCCGGTAAGGTGAAGTACATGCAATCGACGCCGGCCGCGACGATGCTGTCGAAGCTGGCCGCGTCGATGCTGCGAATCGAGCAAGAGTTCGGGCTGACGCCATCAGCCAGGAGCGGATTGAGTGCCGCGAAAGAAAAGCCCGTCGACGACTTGGCAGATTTCTTCGCCCGCCATCAAAGCGGCTGAGAAATCTGGCGTCTTGCCGAAGATCACCGACACGAAGGCCGAGACGGTCTTCGACTTCTTTCAGAGCATCTTGCGACACAGCAAGGGGCAAGCGGCCGGGCAGGCTTTCACGCTCATGCCGTGGCAGAAGCATGTGCTCGGCAACCTGTTCGGCCGGGTGAAGCCAGACACCACGCGGCAGTATCGGGTCGGATACATCGAATTGCCCAAAAAGATGGGGAAGAGCACCACGCTCGCCGGCATTGCCCTCTACGGCCTGGTCGCCGACGGCGAGCCGGGGGCGGAGATCTACGGTGCCGCCTGTGATCGCGAGCAAGCCGGAATCATCTACCGCGAGGCGGCGTCGATGGTTCGCTCGTCGCCGGCCCTGTCGAAGCGGCTCGAGGTGATCGACTCGCGGAAGACGATCATCGACCGCACCACGAACTCCTTCTATCGGGTGCTCTCCGCCGACGCGTTCCGGGCTGAAGGTCTGAACATCCACATGCTCCTCTTCGACGAGCTCCATGCCCAGCGTGACCGGCGGCTCTGGGATGCTCTCCGCTACGGTGGCGCGGCCCGGCGGCAGCCGCTCATCCTGTCGATCACGACAGCGGGCTTCGACCGCAAGTCGATCTGCTGGGAGCAGCACGCCTACGCGGAGAAGTGCATCGCCGACCCTGCGTTTGACCCGACGTTCTTCGGGTGCATCTACGCCGCCCCGCCTGACTGTGCGACCGACGGCACGTGGAAGACGCCGAAAGTCTGGAAGATCGCGAACCCGTCACTGGGGCAGACGATCACCGAGGATTCATTCGCCGCCGACGCTCGAGAAGCGGAGCAGTCGCCGACAAAATTGAATTCTTTTTTGAGATATCGGTTGAATGTTTGGACAACCCAAGACACGAGGTTCTTCAAGCCGGATGCGTGGGCCGCGTGCGGCGGCTCGCTGCGTGAGTTCGGCGACCGCCCGGTGTACGCCGGGCTTGATCTTGCGAGCACGTATGACCTCACCGCCCTGGTGCTCGTCTGCCCGGACCCGTCCGACAACTCCCTCGACATCCTGCCGTTCTTCTGGATTCCAGAGTCGAACGCAGCCGAGCGAGCCCAGCGTGACAAGGTGGACTATCTCGGGTGGATTCGCGACGGGCACATCCGCGTGACCGATGGAAACGTGACCGACTACACGGTTCTGCATCGCGACATATCGCAGATCTGCGATCAGTACCGCGTGCGGAAACTGGCCGTGGATTTGAAGTTCAACGGGCAGATGCTGGCGAACATGCTGCAAGGGGATGGGGTGGAAGTGGTTGGATATCCGCAGGGAGGCCGCGCGATGTCGGCCCCCCTGCGATCACTGGATGCCCTTGTGCTCGCCGGCAAAGCCCGGCACGCCGGGCATCCGGTGCTCTCGTGGAACGCATCGAACTGTGCCGTGGCCGAAGACCGGCACGGCAACGTGTACCCGAGCAAAGCGAACAGCACCGAGCGAATCGACGGCATCGTGGCGTTGTGTGAAGGCATCGCCTGCTGGATGGGTGCCGAGCAACAGCCGAGCGGCACCCCCGAAATCTTCTTCCTATGATCGCGAAAAACGAGCACCGCATCCTCTGGCTTCCCGGCGAGGAACGCATGTGGGACGAGGACGCGAGCTCGCGATCCTCTGCCGGAGTGCGGATCAGCCCCGACAACGCGCTCATGGTCTCGACCGTGTTCGCGTGCATCCGCGTGCTCGCGGAGGCGGTGGCGACGCCGACTCTCCACGTGCTCGAGCGGATGGGCGACGGCGGCAAGCGTCGCGCGACCGAACTCCCGCTCTACCGGAAGTTGAACCTCCAGCCGAACGGGTGGCAGACCTCGTTTGAGTGGCGTTGCCAGTTGATGCTCCATGCGGGCCTCTACAACGTCGCGTACTGCGAGATCGTGCCCGGGCAGTCGGGGGCAGTCGATCAGCTCATCCCGCTGCACCCGTCGCGGATGAAGGTCGAGCGGCTGGAGAACGGCAAGCTCCGCTACAAGTATCGCGAGGAGCGAGGCCAGGAGACGCTCTACAACCAAGAGCAGATTCTCGCCATTCGCGGGCTCACCGAGGACGGCATCAACGGGCTCTCGCCGGTCGAGACGTGCAAGGACGCGATCGCCCTCGCCCGGGCTTACGAACTCCACGGGGCGCGGTACTTCGCCGCCGGTGCCCGGCCCGGGTTCGTACTCAGCACCGAGGGGCAACTCAACGCCGAAGCCCGCGAGACGCTGGCGAACCAGTGGGACCGCAAGCACGCCGGCGTCGGCAACTCTCACCGCACCGCCGTACTCACGGGCGGGCTGAAGCCCTACGGGCTGCCGCAGAACACAAATACTGACAGCCAGTGGCTTGAGGGCCGGCGTTTCCAGATCGAGGAAATCTGCCGACTCTGGCGCGTGCCTGGTTGGAAAATCCAAGCCGCTGGCTCGACCCCGCCCGGGTCGCTCGAAACCTCGTCGCAGGAGTTCCTCACCGACACGATCATGCCGTGGCTGCGACGCTTCGAGTCGGCGTTCACGCGCGATCTGATCGTCGAGGATGACCGCTTCGAGGTTTCCTTCGACACCCGCTTCATGCTGCGGGCCGACTCCACGAGCCGCTCCGGGCTGTACCGTCAGTTGTGGGATCTCGGCGTTTATTCGACGAACGACATTCGAGCCGAAGAAGGAATGAACCCGGTTGAAGGCGGCGACACGCGTTACCGCCCGTTGAACATGGGCACGCTGGGCCAGGAGCCGACGGCGACCGACGTGCTCGCGCAGCAGCAACCAGGGAGCGGCATCGACGGGCAGGCGGTCGAAGGCGGGCTGGCAGCGGCGGAGGCAGCAGCGGCACCAGCGGAGCCAGCCGCGCCGCAAGTCGCCGACGTGAGTCTCAACGGTGCGCAGATCACGGGACTCATTGCGATCATCTCACAAGTGCCCGTTGGCCTCATCACGAAGGAAGGTGCGGCGGCCCTCATCGCGGCGTCGTTCCCGAGCATCAACGCGCAGCAGATCGCGGCGATTCTTGCCGGCGTGAACGAGACGATGCCGAGCGAGGCTCCAGTTGATCCAGCACCCGCCCCCGTCGCGGAGGCTGCGAGCAGCGAAGCCCGGGCCGATCCCGGCAGCGTAGCCGAAGGCGACTTCGTCTCGTGGGATTCGTCGGGCGGCCGTGCTCGCGGACGAATTGATCACGTCATGGACTACGGCACGCTCGACGTGCCGGGCACTGACTTCAAGATTGACGCGACCGAAGAAGACCCGGCTGCCCTCATCACGGTGTACGAAGAAGTGAGCGGCGGATGGCGTGCGACCGAGACGCAAGTCGGGCACAAGGTCGCGACGCTCACGAAGATCGACCCGCTGCCCGAGCCGCCGCCGGTCGAGGAGAAGGCATACAGCAAGCCAAAGCGGAAGGGGCGCAAGCGTGGCGGCTAAGTATGACCACATCGACTTCACGCCGCCGGGTGGCGTCCGCGACGAAGCCGCGAAGGGGCTCGCGTGGCGCGACGAGTTCAACCGTGGAGGAACCGCCGTTGGCGTGGCTCGCGCTCGCGACCTGTCGAACGGCGTGAACATCTCGCCCGAGACGGCCCGCCGCATGAAGGCGTATTTCGACAGGCACGAAATCGACAAGCAAGGAAAGGGCTACCGCCCAGGCGAAGAAGGTTGGCCGTCGGCCGGCCGCATCGCCTGGGCGCTTTAACTATGGGGCGGAGACCCCGGGCAAGATTGGGCGAACAAGTTGGTGAAACAAATGAACGCCGCAGACGAGGAGAGAACGATGAGCAACGCAGTTGAACGCCGCAGCCTGTTGATCGAAGAGAACGCCGACGCCGCCGTGCCGATGCTCGCAGTCGAGAAGCGGAGCATCGAGGGCGAAGGCGAGCGCGAATACATCGTCGGCTACGCCGCCCGCTTTGGCGTGCGTTCGCTCCTGCTCGGTGACTTCTACGAGCGGATCGACCCGGCAGCGTTCGGGCTCGTCTCGGAGCGACGCGGCCGCAAGAGAAAGCTCGAAACGCGGGCGCTCTTCAATCACGACTCGAACTATCCGCTCGCCCGCTATCCGCGAACGCTGTCGCTGACGGTGGACGAGGTAGGGCTGCGGTATGAGTTCCCCGTGCCCGACACGACCTACGGGCGTGATCTCGCCAGCAACATCGCGGCGGGGATTGTGCTCGGCAGTTCGTTCGCGTTCACCGTGCCCTCGGGCGGCGATGATTGGGCGATCGAGGACGGGCAAAGCGTGCGAACGATTCGCTCGGTCGATTCGCTTCTTGATGTCGGCCCATGCACCTATCCGGCCTACGGCGACGGCGGGCTTGAAGTCGCCCAGCGTTCGCTCGAACAGTTCCGCCAGCAGCGCGAGGCGGTGGTCGCCCGGCGCGTGCAGTCGGCCGCGAAGACCGCAGAGTTCCGCGAGTATCTGAGGTCTCATGGCCGCTAAGTCCGGCGATTCGTGTCCGAATTGCAAGATCGGGAAGTTGCTCGTGGCGTCGAGTCAACGCCAGGGCGAGTACCAAATTCGGTACTTGCGGTGCCGGTGCGGCAACACCGACAAGCACGTTCTTCCCTCTGCCGAAGTGCGGCGTGTGAAGCCGGCAGCCTAGCCCTTCTTTACTGCCCTGCCTTGCGTGTGCTGCAAGGGTGTGGGGCTGTCTCCATAGGTTCGGTGTAGAGCGACGGCAGAGAAGCCGCCGCGACCCCGAACACGAGGAGATCGCCCGTGGCTGTCGAGAAGCTCAAGGCTCTGCTGGACGAGTTGGCTGCCGTTGTCGCCGAGATGGAAGCGATGACCGAGGACGCCCCCGAGGGCGAAGAGGCGGCACCCATGACCGAGGAGCAGGAGGCTTCCCTCCGCTCGCTCGAAGGCAAGGCCGACAAGCTCCGCGAGCGGATCGAGTTCCTGCAGCGAGTTCAGACCAAGGAGCTCGAGCTCCGCAGCGTGCTGGAGCGTGCCGCTCCCGCGAAGGTGGTCGAGAAGGCCGCAACCCCCGAGGAGAAGAACGTGGAGACGCGAACCGAGTACGCCGTGCCGAAGGCCAATCACAACCTCCGCGCGTTCCGCGACAACGAGACCGCATACCGCGCTGGTATGCACCTGAAGGGCTACGTGTTCGGCGATGCCGAAGCCCGTCGGTGGTGCAAGGATCACGGCGTCGAAACCCGCGTCCAGGCCGGTGGAATCAACTCGCTCGGCGGTGTGTTGACTAGCCCCGAGATGAGCACAGAGCTGATCCGTCTTATCGAAGAATTTGGAGTCTATCCGCAGTACGCCCGCCGGATGCCGATGAACTCCGATACGATGATCATCCCGCGTCGGACGGGCGGCCTCACCGCTCGCCCGGTGGGTGAGAACGTCGAAGTGTCGGCGAGCGACGTGACGTTCGACAATGTCGAACTGAACGCGAAGATCTGGGGCGTGGCGAACCGCGTCCCGAACTCGCTGCTCGAAGACTCGGTGATTGACCTCGCTGACCTTATGGCCCTCGAAGTGGCTCAGGCGTTCAGCGAGGCAATCGACAATTCGGCGTTCATCGGCGATGGCACCTCCCAATACCACGGCGTGACCGGCGTCTGCCCGAAGATCCTGCAGTCGGCGTTTTCCGGCAGCGTGGTGACCGCGACCAGCAACACGACGTTCGGGTCGCTGACGATGCTGAACTTCACCGACACGCTCGCCCGGCTGCCGCTGTACGCTCGCAACCGGAACGCTCGGTGGTACATCTCGCCGGCTGGCTGGGGTTCGGCGATGCTGCGGCTCGCCATGCTGCCAGGCGGTGCGTCGAACGCCGGTGGCAACAGCACCGACAACGTCGCGGCCGGTTTCGGCGAGACGTTCCTGGGCTACCCTGTGACCCTCGTGCAGCCGATGGAGAGCCGCCTCACCGGCACGACCGGCCAGGTGGCTGCCCTGTTCGGTGATCTCTCGCAGGCTGCGATCTACGGTGATCGCCGGGCGATCTCGATCAAGACTGCGAGCGAGCGGTACGTGGAGTTCGATCAGACCCTCACGTTCGCCACGGCTCGCAACGCGATCGTGGTCAACGATCTGGGATCGACCTCGAAGGCGGGTCCGATCGTGGCCCTCCGGTTCGGCTGATAACAACCCTCTAGGAGAATAGGTAGATGAACTACGGTGCTGCTCAGAAGACGGTTGCGAAGGCCGAGACGGCGGTGCTCTCGAGTGCGACCCACTCGCTTGAGATCGACACGCTCGGGTTCGAGTACGCGTCCATTGACCTTGTTTTCTCGCCGTTCACGTCGGCTGCGGCGACCGCCGCAACCGCCGCGACGGTGATCCGGCTTGCTCACTCCGACACGACCGGGACGGCTGCCCAGAGCAACATCTCGGGCTTCGTGGGCGGAACGGACTTCACGGTTGCCGCCGGTGCCACGAGCACCAGCGGTTCCGCGACGGGCTACGTGCATCGGTTCGACGTTGACCTCCGCGGCCGCCGGCGCTACTTGACGGTGTACGCCACGCCCGTGAGCACGGTCGGCGTGATCACGGTGGCTCGTCTCAGCAAGGGCGAAGCCGGGCCGGTCTCGGCCTCCGACAAGGGCGCGAGCACGCAGGCGGTCGGCTGATCGGTTGACAAGCATGGCAATCTAGGCGGCGGGTGTGGCACGCGTCACACCCGCCGCTTTCTTTTTGCGAGGTGCCCATGCTTGTTCAGGTTGGCGATACGAAGGTCGAAGTGCGGTGCGAGGCGATCCTGTCCGGCCCGCGTTTCGGGCCGCTCATCAACATCTTCGGCTTCATCGAAGCGATGATGCCGCTGCATATTCGCCCGACACTCGGACAAGGAGCCTACTGGAGCCAAGTGCTCACGCGGATGCTCGAACAGTTCGAGCCGACCACGGAATACATCATCACTCTCGATATGGACAGTTTCGTGAGCCGGGACAACATCGAACATCTATTCGCTCTCGCGATGACGTTTCAGTGCGACGCGCTCGCGCCGCTCCAGACGAAACGCGAGGACGGTCGCCCGATGCTGACGCTCCTCGACACGCTGGACAATCCGCCCGAGGGCGGCATCACCGAGGTGCCGGTCGGGTGGTTCGGTGCTCCGGTGCAGCAAGTGGACACCGCGCATTTCGGCTGCACGGTGATCTCGACGCGGGCTCTCCGCCGCATGGCGAAGCCGTGGTTTCACGAACAGCCCGACCCGAAGGGCGGCTGGGGCGAAGGCAGGCGCGACGCCGACATCGCGTTCTGGGCGAATTTCAAGGCCAGCGGCAACCGCCTGTACGTGACGCCGCGCGTCACGATCGGGCACGGCGAATACGTGATCACGTGGCCCGGAAAGAACCTCGCCGGCCCGGTCTATCAATACACGACCGAATGGCAAAACACCCGCAAGCCCCCGGAGTCTGCATGGAGCGTGCCTCAGTGAAGATGATGAGGATAAGGATGACCAAGCCCTACGCCGCCTACAAGAAAGGCGAAGTGGTCGAGCTGCCGGAACGCCAGGCGGAGTCACTGATCGCGTGGGAGTACGCGAAGCGGGCTGCCGACGCCGACCAGCCGCTCCTCGACACGCCGAAGCCCAAGCAGAAGAAGCAGCCATGAAGATCCGCATGATTCAACGCTTCTGCAAGATGGCGGAAGGCACCATCCAAGATGTTGACGAGAAGCCTGCCCGGCAGTTGATCGAGGAAGGCTACGCGGTCGAGTACCGCGACGAGCCCCAAGTCGAGAAGGCGGTTGCCGAGCCAAAAGCCGAGCGGAGGTGATGCGTGGGATACCAGACTTTGAGTCAATCTTTCTACGATGGCGGCAAGCGATACCGCAGCCTGAGGCGAACCAGCGATCCGGCGGTGGAGCCGGTGACGTTGGCGGAAGCCAAGAGCCACTGCCGCGTCGATATCGACACCGACGATTCGCTGATCACTGGCTACATCACCGCCGCCCGCGAACTCTGCGAGGACTACCTCGACCGGGCTCTCGTCACCCAGCAGTACGTGATGCGGCTCGACCAGTTCCCCCCGGAGATCGAGGTGCCCCGCCCGCCGATGAGCGGCAGCGGCACCACTACGGCTGTCGTGGTCACGTACACGCTGAACGACACCGGGGCGACAACAACGCTTTCGACGAGCGAGTACCGCGTCGATCGTGACGCTACGCCGGGGGCGATCCGCAACCTCTACGGCGGAACGTGGCCGAGCAACCGTGACGATCAGAACTCGATCAGCGTCACGTGGTGGGCGGGCTACGGTGCCGCGGCGAGCGTGCCGCAGCGGGTGAAGAACGCGATCTTGATGACCGTGCTCGAACTCTACGAGAAGCGCGGCGATGCCCAACTGCCCGCCGGGGCGAAGGCTCTGCTCGACTCTGTCTCCTGGGGGCAGTACGCGTGACGCTCGATGGGCGATTCAATTCCGACGTGGTGGTGCACGACCTCGACGGCACGACGGCGCTGAACGTCCTGTCGCTGGAATCGTCCAGCGCCGTCGCATCGACCGGCAAGGCCGCATTCACGACAGGCACCGTAGGCACGCAGACGATCTTCATCTCCCGGCAGCCGTTTCCATACACGGCCGCCGAGGGCACGAACGTCACGTTTCAGTTCGTGGAGCGCGTCGCGTTCTCCGCGAATCCGCACGCCGAGCTCACGACGAACGCCGACGGCAGAACCTACTTCTCTAGCGGCAGCCGCGTCGGCATCTATGAGATGACCGGCACCGAGCGGACGAACACTTCCTTCGCAGTGCGAACCACGACGGGCACGGCGACCTACTCGCTTCTGGTGGTGGGCACATGAGCATCGACGATGGCTACATCACAGTCGGAATTTCGCTGCACGACAAGGCGTCGGGGAACCGAATCAAGGTGATCAAGTTCGAGGACTATCGCGTTCCGAGCGAAATTGCAGAGGGCGGATTTCCGATGATCGCAGCCTCGTTTTCTGGAACCGCCGGAACCAGCGGAGTCACGCTATACGACGGCGTGTGGCGGCTGCCATACACAAACGCCAACGGGCAAAACTTTGGATTCCCCGGTGGATACATGGAAGGTATGGCGTTTTCGTTTGACGCGGCCGACGGCGGATATGCGAGGCTTGGCGACGAAACCGATATCGAAGTTGCGAGGCTCGTTTCGCGTCGTGGGAGAGCCGCGGTCGAGCACTCACGAAATTTCAACCCGACGATAAGAATCTTCAGCAATTCAGGAACAGGCTCCTACCGTCTCGTCATCTGGGGCTTGTGATGATCGACGCCGGGAAACTCCGCGAGCGGGTGACGTGGCAATCGCCTACCGAGAACCGGAACGCGCTCGGCGAGAGCGTCTCGACCTGGGCGGATTTCAAGACAGTGTGGGCTCAGGTCGAAGGCGTCTCGTCGCGAGAGTTCCTGCTTGCTGGGCAGCAACAGATCGAGATGAGCCACCGCATCCGCTGCCGCTACGTGCCGGGGCTCACGCAGCAGATGCGGGCCTCGTGGCGGGGGCGGACGCTGGAGATCGTGTCGCTCCTCGAGCACGCGAACCGCAGTGAGCATGAGGTCATCTGCCAGGAGACAACGTAGATGGCTGTTGCCGGAATCTCGCTCAACATCAACACCGAGCAACTGCGCGATCTCCGCGACCGGATCAAGGCGTTTTTCCCGCCGAAAGAGGCGTCGGAAGTGCTCGGCGAGGCGATCGAGAAGGCGATTTGGCCAGCGTTTCGTCGGCTTGGCGAGGTGACGCCACGCGGGCCGACGCTGAATCTGTACCGTGCTCGCTCGATGAAGGTGAAGAAGTATCCGCGAAATGGTGGTGCGGTCGGGCTCATCGGGTATCGACGTGCCGGGGCCGAAAAGTCAGAGAGTGCCCAAGGCGGCGCGGTGCGCGTCGGGCCAGATCGAGCGTTTCATCAGTGGTGGATCGAGCGCGGCACGAAAGAGAGAAAGATTCAAAAGGCTGTCGTTCCGAGGCAGCACACGCGAAGAGGGTTCGTGCGGCCCGATGTCACGCTCAAGGCTTCGATTCGCCGTGCTCACACGCAGAATCGAGGCGGAAAACTTGTTCCGATCAAGGAACATTCGGTGCGCAGTCGCACGATCGCGGCACACCCCGTTTCCGCGCACACCGTGACGCCTGTCAGGCCGATGTATTTCGCCAGCAGTTACAGAGAACTCGGCGAGTTTGAGATCGTGAAGATTCAAGGGACGAAGGGCAAAAAGTTCACTACCGACCCGGCGTTCCCGAAGGCGTTTTTCAAGAAGAAGGCGGTGCCATTTACGCTGCCTCCGGTTCAGCCGGGCGGCGTCGCCGGCAAGCCCCCGGTACAGACCGCGTGGGATCAAACGCAAGGCGAGGTCGCACAGTACCTCCAGCGGGAACTCTCGCTGACGCTGGCTCAAGCCTGGGCCGCCCTGCGCTACCGCGACTCGGGCTCGATCACAGGCACCGACACTCTCTAGCCCTGCAAGCCTCCGGGGGCGGCGTGGCATCCTGCGGGTATGCCCCTGCAAGCCCCCGAGCAAGCCGTCGCGACCGCCCTGCTCCAAGACCCAGCGGTAGCCCTTGCCGTGGGCGACCGGATCTACCCGGTGCTTGCCCCGGCGACCGCGGACATCCCATTCATCACGTGGCGGCGGCAGGCCGTACAGCGGCAGCAGACGCTTTCCGGGCCGATGGGCATGCCCACGGTAGTGCTCGCGATCGACTGCTACGCGTTGACCTATGAGGCAGTAAGGGACTTAGCGGACAAGATTCGCCGCGTGCTGGATGGCTGGGGGGAGAACAAACTAGGAATAGAGGTAGAGCACGTCTCTCTCGACACCGAGAGCGACGGGTTCGTGCAGCTGGCGGGCGGCGACGCCCCGCCGGTGTATAGCGTGACGATGACGTTCTCACTCATGTGGCAGGAGACATAGAAAAATGTCGATCACGACTCCCCATGCCGGCCCGGGCACCGTCCTCAATGTGGGCGGCACACAGTACACCGTGACGAACATCGTCATTCAGTTCACCGACCCTCAGGGGGATGCAGAGCGGATCGACGTTTCGCACCTCGGGCTCTCCACTGGCAACTCGATTCAGACGCTCGATCGCCCCCTCCAAGGCTCGGTGAGCGACACGGGTCGGACGATTCAGTTCGACTACCTCGGTCGCACCGTGATCGCCGACGCTTCGACGGGCACATGCTCGATCACCGTTGGTGGCACAGCGCTCGTCGGATTTACGGCGCTCGCTTACACCGTGAACGCCTCGACCCTCACGCTTGCCACGAACGACGCGATCCGCGGCCAGGCCACGCTTCGAGTCGCCCGCGTCTAGTGCCGTGACGGAGGCCCGTCATGGCGTCGATTTGTGCGGGCGTTTCGGTGACGTGGGGCGGCGCGTCGCTGGATGAAGTTGTTGACGTGAAGATCAACGCCGCCGGCTCTCTGCCGCTGGGGCGCGACAGCGTGATCGCGCTTGACGCGGGGACTATAGAGATTCTGTCCCTGTCCGCGTCGAATCTCGGGCTCTCGCAGCGTGGTCTCAAAAAGACTCTCGCCTTCACGGGCGGCGGTCTGACGTGCAGCACGAAGGCGATTCTCCAGACGTTTGCCACGGCAGGGAAGGTGAACGACGTGGCTCGTTACACCTCCACGTTCAAAATCGTCATGGAGTAGCAGATGGCACTTTCAGCAGAACAGATTCTTGCGGCGGATGATCTCGGGCTCCTCGAAGTCAAAGTCAAGGAGTGGAAGGGTTCGGTATTCATCCGCGTGATGAGCGTCGGCGAGCGCGACGCCTACGAGCGGATGTGGATCGGGAAGAAGGAGACAGGCATCGAGAACTTCCGCACCGAGTATCTGCAGCGCGTGCTCTGCGACGAGGGCGGCAAGCTCCTGTTCACGCGCGAGCAGATCGAGCAGTTGGGCAAGAAGAGCGCCGCGGTGATGAGCCGGTTGTTCGAGCGAGCGATGAAGCACAACGCGATGAGCGAGGAGGACGTGGAAGAGTTGGGAAAAGGTTGAACGTCTCGCAGACGAGACAGTTCATGTTTCGTCTTGCGGGGCATTTGAAGATGACGGTGCGGGAGTTGTCCGAACGGATGGACTCCCGCGAACTTTCGGAGTGGCGGGCATACACGAGGTACTACGAGGCGATTCCAGACTCCTGGGCAGAGACGGGGCTGCTCGCCTCACTGGCGGCAATCCAATACTCGGCACGAGGAAAGGCACCGACGGCAAAGGATTTCATTCCGCTACAGAAGCCGCCGCAGCACGAGGCCCAGGCAGCAGATGTGATACGTGATCTGGCGAAACAACTCGGGATTCTAGGGCAGTAGCATGGCGAACATTCTTGGCTTGGCGATGAAGATCAGCGCGGACGCTACCGGCGTCCAGCAGTCGCTGAAGCCTGCCGAGCGGGCGCTCATCAGCCTGTCGGCACAAGCGGAAAAAGCCACGGCTGTCTTTGAGCCGTTCGCCGAAAAGACCGCTGCCGCGGCACGCGCCCAGGATCAGTTTGCCGATCGAATTGCATTGCTCACCCGGCAACTGCAACAAGATATCGTCAAGCCGCAGGAGTTCGCGAAGGCTTTTGAGCAGATCGCCGAAGAGGCGAAGGCGACGGCAGATGCGTTTGAGGAAGGCGCAGAAATTCAGCGGCGGTACGGAGAGCAAACAAAAATCGCTGCCGATGAGGTGGAGCGGCTTCTTGAACTAGAGCAACTTGGTGCCATCTCCACAGATGCGCTCAACCGCGCAGCTATCGAGAAACTTGGCATCAACAGGCAGGCGGCACAGTCGGCAAAGGAACGGGCCGACGCCGTCGCGGCCGCAGAGCGTCAACAGCAGGCGGCGGCGGAAGATGCAGCCCGCGCCGAGGAGCGAATTGCTCGCGAGCGTGCCGCTTTTGAGGCCGAAGCTCAGAGAATCCGCGAAGCAAGTTTCAACGCACAGCAGCGAGCGCAAGCAAACTTCGACCGGGCGATCGAAAGGGCTCGCCTGCTTGAGCAGCAAGGCTTCCTGACGAAGCAAGAGTTCAACACTGAACTGGAGCGTCAGGCAGGCATTTTTGCGAAGGTCGTGGTCGAGGCAGGCAAGGCTGGCGACGCGATCGAGCAAGCGGCGGCCCCTGGGGAACTGAAGTTCCGCGAACTTGCCGGAACGCTCGCAATCCTCCCCGGGCCGTTGGGCAATATCGCGGGCCGTATGTCGGGCATCGCGTCAGCGAGCGAGGGGCTTTCTCGCGTCTTCTCCAACGGACTCGTTCCCGGTGCCGCAAGTGTTGGCCGTGCCATCACGTCTCTCATCAATCCGTTCACGCTGTCGGCTGCAGCCGTTGCCGGATTTGCAGCCGCAGCGTCTTCAATCGCGAACGGGCTGATTCAACTCAAAGATCGCGTGCAGACGCTCGGAAACACAGCCGATAGGCTGGGCGTCTCGTTTGAGTTTATTCAGACCCTTGATGATGCGGCCCGCCGCAGCGGCACAAGCCTGGACGCCGTCGCGTCTGCGTTCGGTAGGCTTCAGCGAAATGTGCTTGGCGTGGACGAGGAAAGCAAGTCCGCACAGAAGGCACTCACCGCTCTCGGCATTGCCGCCGAAGAACTTCAGGCGAAGCGACCAGAAGAACAGTACCTTCTCGTCGGGCAACGCCTTGCCGCGATCCCCGATCCAGCCCGCCGAAGCGCGACGGCGATCAATCTCCTCGGCCGAGCCGGTGCCGAACTGCTTCCGTTCTTCAACAGCATCGGCGGTGCCGCGGCCGACATGGAGCGTTTCGGCGCGACGCTGGCGACTTCACAGCGTCGAGACATTGACGCGTTTTCCGCCGCGATGGATCGGCTCGGCACGGCATCAAAGGGTGCCGGCGATCAACTCTACGCATCGTTCGCGCCCGCTGGCGAGGCTATTGCGAACTCGCTGGCAGAGGCCACCGGGGCAATAACAGACTTTCTCAATCAGCAGAACCGCGCCACTTCGTTTTCTCGCGAGTTGCAAAAACTTCGCAGCGAATACACGGGGGTCGTGACCGACAGCATGATTGCGGCGATCCGCGACGGGCGAACCGCCGAAGAGGTTTTGGCTGTCGCGACCGGGGCGGCCAAAGAGTTCAAGGACACACTCGAAGATCCGCCGAGCGCTGAGTTTACGAAGACTCTCGACGAAATCTCCAAAAAGGTTGAAGAGGCGAAGTTGCAGTCCGTTGAGTTCGGGCAGGCTGGGTTTGATGCCGCCGTGCGATTTGAACAAGGGATTGCAGACCTCAAGACACAACTCGATCGAGGGCTCTTTAACGAAGAGACGTTCCGGCAGCAGGCTGACCGCGTTGCGACGGCGTTCAAGACCGAAATCGGAAGGATTTCAGAAGACTCAAAACTCGACATTCAGATTGAGTCGGACGCACAGAAGACGCTCGGAGACCTCAACAGGAGCATCGATGCAGCGATCAAGGGTTCGCGCGAGTTCGGCCAGGCCGGATTTGATGCAGCCTTGCGGTTCCAGAACAAACTCCGCGACCTTGGCGAGCAGTTTCAAGACAGGCGAATCAACCAGACAACGCTCTCCGATGAAGTTGAACGTGCGACGGCCACGTATGACAAGCAGATTCAACTCATCAAACTCATCGGCGAGGAACTGACTGCCGTAACGGAGACAGAAAAGCAGATTCAGGTCGTGCTCGCTGGCCGCACTGAATTGGAGCGGCAGATTGCAGACGCGAGGCAGCGGAACGACGTTGCTGCGGCTAAGAACGCAGAAAATCGCCTTGCTGAATCTGAGCGGCTTTTGTCCAGGCTTCAAGACCAGCAGCAAGCGATTGACCAAGGGTTTAGCGAAGGCTTCGACAGAGCATTTGAGCAGCAATCGGCAGCACTCGATGACGCTCTGCGACGCACCAAGGAACTCGGAGCCGCAGGCGTTCAAGCGGCGCAGACTCTTGCAAATGGATTCACTGCGGCTCAGCGACAGACGCGCGACGGCATCTTCAACAAGGCAGCCTTTGACGCCGACATTCGCCGCGTGCAAGGCATTTTTGAAGAGCAAGTGAAGCGCATCGAGGAGCTCAAGGCACGCGAACAGCAGGCCCAGCAACAGCGATTTCAAGTTGCAATCGCTGCGAACGAGCGCATCAATCAGTTCTTGAAGGCAAACCTAGAGGCCAGAACGAAGGCTGAGATTGACGCCATCGACGCCAAGCGCGCCCGCGAGATCACGGCAGCCGAGAACGTCGCTGCGATAAAGGAGCGTATCGCCGTTACCGAGAAGTCTATTGCCGCCGCACGCGAGGCCGGCGATTTGAAGGCGGCCCGGGCTCGGCAGGCAGAACTTGATCTTCTGAAGAAGGCGCAAATTCAGCAGCAAAAAATCGCCGACGGTCGCGACGCTGCCAACGTCAGGCAAAACCAGCAGCTGCAATCTGGGTTCACTCAAGCCCAGCAATTTCAATCACTCGTTGCCAAGCAAAACGACACGTTCCTCAAGTCTTTCACGAACGCCTACGCCGGCGCGAACGCGTCACTTGAGGCGGCAAATGCCGCTGCGGCTGAGATCCTGCGACAGCAAGAAATGATGCGGCCGGTGGCTGGCCCTGTAAACACCGCCGACATCCGCACGCAGGAAGGGCAGAACCTCGTGCTGAGTCTCGCCGCCAATGCGCAAGACCCGGCGTTGATTGAGGCTCGCCAGCAGACGAAGCAACTGCAAATAATCGCGCAAGGCATCTCGCAGGCAGCGTCGAACTACTTCAACACGCCCGTCGCCATCGTAGGCGGCGCGGTACTCGGGTGATCCATGCCATCTATCGTCAGCGCCAGAGAACTCGCCCGCACCTTCGAGAACGAAATCGGCTCGACCGGCGGCGTGGCGAAGCGTCGATGGGTGTGCATGTTGAGCGATGACACGCTGACGGCCGGCGGGCCGCCTCCGGCTACTGCGCTTGCGGGCGCGATCGGGCTCAGTGGAAACGTTTGGGGCGACGCGCACCCCGTTCACACTGCGCTCCGAGCCCGAAAAATTACAATCAACGAACGGTTCGAAGATAATCCGTATGCGATAGAAGTGATCGTTGAGTACGGGCTCGTCACTGCCGACGAACTGCTGACGCCGACGGCCAGGGCGGCGGTGTGGTCGTTTGAGTCGAAGCCTGGTCAGGTGCCGGCTTTCTTCTACTACGACGGCAACACTCAGCGTCCGCTCACGAACTCCGCTTACGACTATTTCCCGGGGCTCACTACCGACGAAAGCCTCGTGCAAATAAAGGTCACTCAGAACTTTTCATCTGTGGCGTATGGCTGGCTATCAGTTCAAAACTGCGTGAACAACGCCACCTATCTCGGATGTCCAATCGACACCGTGAAAGTTGTCGGCGTTGACGTTCAGTACCAAATCGAGCAGTTCAACAACACAACAGTTCAGTTCTACGCGGCGACGGCCACGCTTGCGTACCGGCAGTCCTCGCACAACCTGCTCGTTCCAGATGTTGGATTCAATTACATCGACGGATCGGAAAAGCGGCGAGCGATGGTTTTTGACTTTCAAAACTCCGAGTGGATTCCAAGCCCAAATCCTGTTGGCCTCGACAACACAGGAGGCCTGACGCTCGGAGCACCGGCGATCCGTTCCGCACCGACTGGAACCACTGGCCTTCGGGTAAATCCGCGCGTTGATTTCGCCTACTATTTCGGCACGCCACCGGCATTCTGACCATGAGCAAGCCGCTCGACCCTACGCAGTTTACTCGCGAAAGCGCCGAGCGGATCGCCCGTGTTGTGCGGGCTGCCGAACTCGATACGCCGGCTGCCAGGTCGCTTCAGTTTGAACCGCTGTTTGACGCTAGGAAGGTCAAGACGTTCCGCGTTGCGGCGTATCAAGGGCCGTGGCCGATCGGCACAGACAAAGTCGTTCAGTTCTGGAACGACCCGACCGGAACGGCGAACGTAACGAATCTTTTTTTCCCGCTTGAAAGCCCGAACCCCGCGGGCCGGTTTTGCGGTGTAGCGCGAGAGAAAAATTCGTGGTTCTTGATCGACGTGCCGATGGAGACACGAACGGCGGCGTTCGCCGGGGCGACCGTAACGCGGTCGATATTTGGCACCGGCGCGACCTCGCGGATCACGTTTTTTGGCACGGCGAGCACCGCGCTGATCGCCGTGCTCGGCACTGGAACAGCCGCCACGCAGACGATCACGTACTCGTCGCCAGGTTCGACGCAACAGATGAACGTAGTCACCGACGTTTCGGCGTCGCTGAACACCGCTGACTGCACGATCTCTGTGAACGCAACGAAGCAGTCGATCTCGTTCTGCAGTTGCGGTAGCACGCAAACGGCGACGACGATTTCTTCGGCGGGCACACAGACAGCAGTCTCGGTGCGAATGTCTGGGACGCAGACCGCGATTGCTGTGAGCATGAGTGGGACGCAGCAGATTCAAGTGATGACGAGCGTCTTTACTTCCACGTTCCTTAAGTTTCCGGACTGACCATGACTTGCCCGTGTTGTGTTCCATTACCCGCCTGCTCGTGCACCGTTAGTCTTGATGGGCTGAAGGCAAGGTGGATGGGGAAAGACTTTATCATCGGCGTAGACCAGTTGATCGAAGAAACTGCGAACGGCGTTTATCGGCGATGGGAACACATCATGAATGTGTTTTTTGGGCGCTATCCAATTTTCTTTTATTTTGTCTCGCCAGAAAACGCTTTAGGTCTACCGACATTTCAAATATTAGCCGACGTGCGATGCGCGGGCAACGTGTGGTACTTTAACTTAGGTTCTTACAACTCTTTTGGATACGATGAGTTCGGCACCGCTTGCGACAACTGTCTTGACAGCAAAGTTGGTGTTTTTGAGCAGTGCTTCCCTTCCGCCGGGTGCAACGGTCGCGCGCTAGGACAAGCAATACCTTTAGGGTCTCCGTCGCAGTTGGCGAGCGTCCCGCCGTATCCGCAAGTAAACCACATCAATTCTGAGAGTTGCGATGGAATATTCTGTCCAGAAAAACCGGCCATTGATTTTGTACTCTCCGAAAACTGCTGACGACTTTGAGCAGCGCGTGCTTGCGTACAAGGCTCTGCGTCTCCAGTGTCGCGCCGGAACCGAACTTTCGAAACTCTTGAAGCGTTTCGGCATCGAGCCAACGCCAACCTGCTCCTGTCGCGCCAAGGCGAACGAGATGGATGCCTGGGGTTGCGACGAGGCCAGCAAGCCGGATCGGATTGAAGATGTGGTCGGCGTGATGCGTGCCGAAGCCAAGGCTCGCGGCCTCCCCTTCCTCGACACCGCCGCCCGTCTCCTCGTGAAGCGTGCGATTCACAACGCCCGCATAGCCGAAGCGAAGCGTTCCGCCTCCGCTTGACATCCCCTTCACATTGACGGGCGAAAGGGATCGCCCGTGGGAATCCGCCACCGCGTCAGATTAGCCGGTCGCGTCTGGCACTGGTGCTACACCAGGCTGCGTGGCTCGGCCGACGGCTGGGCGAACGACAACGGGACGGTGCTCATTCACGACCGGCTCCCGCCGCAGCGGCGGCTCGAAGTCGAACTCCACGAGGCGTTGCACTGCCTCTACCCGGATCTCTCGGAGGAGAGCGTCACGAACGGGGCGAGGGACTTGCGGCGGTTGCTCTACTCGACGTTGAGGTATCGACGAAAGGAGGAGTGATGGCGAAGACGCTGCTCGATGACGTGCTGACCCGCACCAAAAACCGCCGCCCAGGTTTCTCGACGTGGTTCAGCCGCTTGCCGCCAGAGGCTCGCGACGAACTCGACGCGGTGAGGCAGGCGTTCGACGCAAGCACTCACCAGAAGAGGGCGTATGCCGCCGCGATCATCGAGGCGGCCCAAGAGCGTGGCTGGCATACCGCAAGCATCCAGAGCGTGATCCGATGGCTCAACGAAAAACTCTAGCCGCAGCCGTCGAGGAACGCCTCGACGCCGCCTCGCAACTTGCCGCCGACGCCGAACTCGCGCGGCTGCGTGCGGAGATCGCCTCATACCGAAACAGGTATAAAGCGGCTCTGGAGCAGATCGACCGCGAACGCGAGCGGGCTGACGCACTCGTGTCGCTTCAGGGCATCAAGCCGACGCCGGCGAAGCCCTTGACCAAAACTGTCAAGGGGAAGCGGCACGCCGCGACGGCGATCCTTATGCTCTCGGACGTTCACGCCGAAGAGCGCGTGCTGCCCGAGACGGTCAACGGCGAGAACGACTACTCGCTCGCCGTCTGTGAGCAGCGGATACAGGAACTCGAACAGCGGTTCCTCGACTGCCTGGAGCACGAGCGCAACCAGGCCGACGTTCGCCGCGTGCTGATCTGGCTTGGCGGCGACTTCATTACCGGGCATATCCACCCCGACTGTGCCGAGGTCGCTCAACTCTCGCCGATGAACGCGACGCGGTGGATTGCCGAGCGGCTGCGGCGATTGATCGACGCGATCTCCGCCCAGGCGGGCGAGGTGATCGTCTGCACGAACGCCGGCAACCACGGGCGGAGCACCGAGAAGAATCGGATCGCCACCGAGCTCGACCACTCGTGGGAGCAACTGATGTATTTCACGCTCGCGCGCGAGGAGCGGAACAAGAACGTCCGGTGGCAGATCGCCGAAGGGCATCTCGGCTACGTTGACCTCGACGGGTTCCTCGTTCGCACGACCCACGGTCACTCAATTCGCTTTGCTGGTGGCGTCTACGGTCTCGCGCTGCCGGCAAGCAAGGCGATCGCGAGGTGGGATGCCGGGCGGCGGGCCGATCTCACCATATTCGGTCACTACCACTCCTGGGGCTGGCTTCGCGGAGCGCGATACATCGCGAACGGCAGCGTAATTGGACACAGCCCATACGCTGAACGCGTCGCCTCTCCAGAGCGGCCGTGTCAAGGAATGGCGATCGTCGATCACGGCAGGCAGGAAGTGACGCGAGCGTATCCGTTGTTCTGTGACCGAGACTTGAGAAAGGAAAACAAATGACCACCGCAACCGGGACCACATTTCAGGAAGCAAACGCCGCCCTCCGCCAAGCCGTCGGGACGAGGATCGCCGCCGTCGCCGCGGGCCGATCGGCGGATCAGTGGTACGATCCGCAGGATGAGGACTCGCCGCCGCCGCTGATCGGGGATTCGCTGCTCGCATCGAGCGATGTGCATCCCACCTCGCAGCAGTTCTTCGATCTGTGCGACGCGCTCAAAGAGATGCACCGCCGCAAGAGCCGCGACTACGGGTGCCCGAGCGGCGAAGATCCGCTCGCCAACATTCGCAACGGGGCGCGGTTCGTGGGCATCCCGTCGTGGAAAGGTGCGATGGTTCGATTGAGCGACAAGGTAACGCGGCTCGCCGCGTACAACGCGACGGGGCGGCTGGAAAACGAGAGCCTCGAAGACAATCTCTTCGACCTCGCGAGTTATTCGCTGCTCGCCCTCCTGCTTCATCGCGAGGAGCGTGATGGCTGACCAGCGGATTCCATACTCCGAAGACGAGGCCCAGGAGGCGTGGCTGTTCGTCGGACGCTACGGGCCGAGTAATAGTTGGACCGCGACCAATGGCACGGCGGCCCGCATGATCGGGCGGCTCCTCGAGGAGCGGGAGCGGCTGCTCGCGATCATCGCGGCGAGGGAGAACATCATTCAACCGGAGCCGGGCGGCGGCTAGAGCGGCGGCCGGGTTTTATCCCTTTCCCCGAGCCGCCGCTCGCCGCTTGCCGTCTATGCCGCTGGCTTCTCAGGCGGCTTCTCGGCGAGATCAAGCGGCGGCAGCACGGCCCGCTCCTCCGGGCAGATGTCGGTATCCACGTAGACCCGCTGGAGGGCTGGATCTGCATGATCGAGCAGGGCTGTCGCAGCGGCCTTGCCGCCGGCCAGGGCTGCGTAGGAGGCGGCAGTACGGCGGAACCCGTGGAAGCCCCTGTACCGCACGCCAGCGAGCCTACAGAGGAGCTTGAGGCTGCTCCACTGGGACCGGCTCTTGCGATCCCAAGGCCACACCAGGGCATCGGGCGGGCCTTCCTGAGTGGCGAGCATCCTCGCGAGTTCGGGCGTGATGTCTCGCTCAATGTCGCGGGTGTGCCCTTTGCGGGTTTCACCAAGGAAAACAACCTTCAGCCGCACGAGATCCACCTGCGCCCAGCGGAGCGACGTGAGAGCCGTGAATCTTTCGCCTGTGCAGTAGGCGGCGTAGACCACCGTCGACCACCACCACGCCGAAGGCTTGCCGCCGGTGTGCCCTTGTCGGCGTTTGGCTCGCACCACGAGTTTTGTCACATCCTCGACCGTGTACGCCCGGCCGGCCGGCAGCCTCTTCGGCACCTTGATGCGTGGCAGTTCAGGGAACTCGCTCGCCCACCTCTTGCGGGCGGCAAGATTCCACGCCGCTTGGAGCATCACGCGATCCTTCTGGACACTTGCGGCGCTTGGAATCTTCCCCTTCCACCCCGGCGTCTGGGCTCGCCACCGGAGATACCGGCTGATCACGAGATCGTCGAGGTCGGCGACCGTGGCTTCACGGCCGAGGAACCGCTCCACGCGGTCGGCGAGTTGACCGTAGAGCGAAATCGTCTTGGCGTCGAGGTTACGAAGGGTGGCGTACCTCTCGAACAGTTCCCGCAAAGTCATCGGATTCGTGCCCCTCATGTGTGTAGGTGTTCATTAGTATACAAAACGGCGACTCCCGCCGCCTCCACTCGAACATTGACCCCGGCAGCCGATCCTATGGAGGGTCGGGAGCCGGGGGCAAATGGCTCGGACGGTTTGATTTGCAATGGTTGCACGATACGATTGGAGGGATGATCGCAATGGTGAGCCCGTTCGCGGGATACATGACGGTTCGGCAGGTGATGGACGCAATCGGCGCTCGCGCCCCGAGCACCGTTTGCCGCCTGGCCTACGACGAGGACAAGCCCCGGCCCGAGGGGAAGCGGCTGGCCGGCACCCTGATCCCCGGGCACGGCTGGATGATCCAGCGGAAGAGCGTAGAGGCGTTCCTGCAGGAAGAGGCGTCTCGAGCTCCAGGCGTCGGCTTCCCCCGCGGACGCGATCGCGGAGGGCAGGGCGACTCTGAGACGGCGAAGAAGCCGAAACGCCGCGCGGCAAAGTCTGCCAAGGCGGCAACGAAGCCCAGCCGGCGGTAGGAATTTTCAAGAAAACGAGTTTTCCCCGGCATTTCCCCCTATTGCATATGCAACGATCTGCCGATATGATTGGGGCATGCGAGCGATTGAGACTCGCAGCCGCAAGCAAGGGAGACGAAACGATGAGTGGCTTCAAGGTCGTGGGGATGGCTGAAGAAGGCAAGTGCGAGCACTGCGGTGCCAACTGCCCCAAGCGTCGCGTCTACGTCATGCCGGTCGATTGCGACGGAAATCACGCTGGCGACGTTCAGTGCTGGGGCGTTATCTGCGCAAGCAAGGTTCGTGGTGATCGCGGCACTGCGACCGACGTGAAGTACCTGTCGCGGTTTGCGAAGCACATCGACAGGATTCGTTCGGTGGTAGCTGCTGGCGGTGGCTACCACGAAATTCGCCGGGCGACGATTTACGGCTACCCGTTCAATATCGCTCGCGGCGTTGTGCACGTTTGGAGCGGCAGTGGAACTGGCACCCCCGACGCTGAAATCGCAATGCCGGTGCTCGCTGGCTGATCAACTTCCTCACCCGCCGGCACCATGGCCGGCGGGCACGACCCCAAAGGAAACCCATGACCACCTACCGCATCATCACGATCAAAGACCCCCGCACCCCCGGCTTCCGCTGGTGGGAGATCGAGGCCCGCGACGCTGCCGCAGGCACGACCGAGATCGTCGCCGTGTGCGACACGAAGGATGAAGCCCGCGACACCCTTCGCGCTATGGAGGCCGCCGAATGAAACGCACATGGAACCGCCTGCTCGAAACGCTTCTCTGGGTGCGGCTTGGACAGGAGCTCGGCACCGACTCGGATCTGGCGCAGAACATCGCAGCCGGGATCGACTGGAGTATCCGCATCGTGAGCCAGATTCTTGCTTGACGATATGCACAGACCGCCGTATACATATGCAACGATCTAACGAATCGAGAAACGAAACCGCCGTAAATCAAAGCCCCGACGGATTTCTGCCGCGGCTGCTTGACACGATTTGAACGCTCGATACATTCCCGTCCCACACTACCTGAACTTTTGTCCCCTACCCAAAAAGGAGCCCCCCGATGATCTGCGATCCCCACGCCGCCGAGTACGCCGCCGCCGCCGCGGCGATGAATGAAACCTACGGCCGCCCGCTGACGCCGCCCACGACCACCATGCGTGCCGGTCGCCTCCACGACACCCACGCGGTCGGCGATTACGTGGAGTTCACCGACGAACTCGGCGAGCCCCGCCGCGGCTACGTGATCGAGGCCCAAGACGGCGACTTCTACCTCGTGCGATGCCACCTAATCGGCGGCGGGCAGGAAGTGATCGCGGCCCACATCGACTCATTCCGGCCCTTCTAGACCAACAGGAGAGGCGTCGGAGACGCCGAACGCAGGGATGCATCGTGCCGTGGAGCCAGGAGGGCAAAGCGGCTTTTTCAGAACGACAGAACCGAAAGGAAACGGAACATGATCCAGATCAGAAAGGCCCGCCGCAGTGCCACGAAACTACGGCTTCTACTCACCGGGCCGAGCGGCAGCGGCAAGACCTACGGCGGGCTGCTGGTGGCGAAAGGGCTCGGCTCCAAGCGGACGATCGTTATCGACACCGAACAGGGTTCGAGCGATCTCTACGATCGGCTGCACGACTTCGACGTGATCGACCTCGCGCCGCCGTTCACTCCTGAAGCGTACATCGAGGCGATCGACGCAGCGGAGGCCGCCGGGGCCGACTGCATCATCATCGACTCGATCTCTCACGAGTGGAACGGCAAGGGCGGCTGCCTCGAGCTCGTGGATGAAATCGCCCGAGCGAAGTTCAAGGGCAACACGTGGAGTGCCTGGAGCGAACTGACGCCGCGTCACCGCTCGTTCATCGACCGGATGCTGCGGAGTTCGGCCCACATCATCGCCACCGGGCGATCCAAGACCGAGACGGCGCAGATCGACGATGGCGGCCGGAAGAAGGTCGTGAAGCTCGGGATGCGTTTGGAGTCGAGGGACGGTGCGGAATACGAGTTCACGACGTGTCTCGACATCGTGCACGACGGGCACTTTGCCGTCGCGTCCAAGGATCGCACGGGGATCTTCTCTGCAGACCCGAAGCCCATCACGGTCGAGACGGGCAAGGCGTTCGCCGATTGGCTGGCCGGCGGAACTGCGATCGAGCCGACGCCTACGGCATCGCCGCTCGTCGAGACGATCCGCTCCACGATCGCGGCGGCGACCACCGTGAAGAAGTTGGGCGCGATCACCGACCGCCTCGATGCCCTTGTCTCGGAGGACAAGATCACCGGCGACGAATGGTCGGCACTCACCGACGAAGTCAACGCCAGGCACGACGATATCGAGCCGGCGGCAGTGTCCGACAAGTAGACCCACCACACCCCCAGGAGAAAGACCCATGAGATTCGATATGACTCAGGATGACAAAGCCCCCGCCCCGGTCGAGACGGTCGACCGTCCGCTCGTGCCGCCGGGAACGCACGTGCTGACGATCGTTCATGCCGAGGAAGGCCCGAACGCGTACAAGCAGAGCGACGAGAACCCGGAGGGGCTCTGCCTCAAGCTCCGCCTGGGCACCGACGGCGGGCACAAGTTCGTGTTCGACGATCTGCCGCAGCACCTCGCGTGGCGGGCTCGGCAGTTCGCCGCCGCCCTCGCGATCGTGCCCGCGGGTGACGCTCTCGACCTCGTGCCCGACGAGCTCGTGGGCCAGAAGGTGACGGTCGAGATCACGCACTACACCAGCAAGGCCGGCAAGGTCTCGGCGGTCGTGAAGAAGTACGTGCCGGCGGTCGCCACGCCGAAGGCGGCACGAGCGGCGAGCCCGACGGCTGCGACCAGGCGGGCGGTGATGGCGAGCGTGCCCGATGACGACATCCCGTTCCTGTGGATCGTGCCGTTCATCGCATCTGCCGTGTCTTCTGTTTTCGGAGCGTAGCCATGAAGAACTGCATCAAGTGTTCTGCCCTGCTGCCACTCGACTGCTTCTACAAGCACCCGAACATGGCAGATGGAAGGCTGAACAAGTGCAAGCAGTGCTGCTGTGCTGACGCTAGGAACAACAGGCGGCAACGGCTTGATTATTACCGCGACTATGACAGGAAGCGCTTTCACGATCCAAGCAGACAACTAACTCGCGCAGCGCGAATGGTGTCATACAGGAAGGCTAACCCGCACAAGGATGCGGCGCATGCCGCAGTGGCAAGGGCAGTTCGCAGCGGGAAGCTGGCCAGGGGCGTGTGTGAGGTATGCGGTTGTGGCACTGTTGATGCACACCACGATGACTATTCGCGACCTCTAGAGGTTCGTTGGCTGTGCCGAGTGCATCACTTGATGGAACACGGCAAGTACATAACCAAACGCTCGTGACCCACAACAGGAGAGACCCAATGGCATGGCACGACGTTGGATGGAAGGGACTGAAACAGAAGGCCCAGCCGCAGGGCCAGACTCGCCGATCATCGCGGCGAAGCGGACGGTCAGCGGGAGTACCGAAAACCACCACCGCAGCGAAGGGTCGGCAACCCAAGCCTCCAGCCGCCGGCTGACTTCGCGGGCTGCCCCACCTCACGGGGCCAATACACAAGGAGGTGAGAGATGAAGGACACATTCCGACGCGACTTTGAGTCGATCGACGAGTTCCGCAAGCGAATGGCTCGCGAGGCTGCCGACCACGCGACGTTTGAGCCCGACATCGGCAAGGTGCTCGAGGCGGAACCGCGCGAGCCGGCGAGCGATCTCGTCAGTGACACGAGCGAGACGCGCGACGGCAAGACCTACCGCACTCGCGTCTACACCAGCGGGGCGAAGATCACCTCGATCTACTTCGCCGACGATTGGACGCCACCCGCGGGTGGTGACTTTCTGCGACCTGGGAACGCGGCGGCCATGGCGGCGTTCCGGGCGGGGCGGGAAGACGAATACATCGACAGGATGAGGGCGCGTTTTGGAGGGGAGTGGTAGCACGATGACTACAGACCTTGAAGACCTTCCGCTCTTTCGCCGCACTGACCCGGTGACGAGCCGCCTTGCTGCGGCCGAAGCCAAGTCATTCCGCGGCGAGCACCACCGGGCGATCCTCGAGGCGCTCCGCGCGGCACCAGGCGGCGCGTCGGCGATCGCGGAACGCTGCGGCCTGGTCGCCCACCAAGTCGGCAAGCGGCTGCACGAGCTCGCGAAAGCCGGGCTGATCGAAGAGACGGGGCGGCTCGTCGAGAGTGCGAGCGGGCGGCGGGAGCGGGAGTGGCGGGTGATCTAGTTCAGACAACAATCGGAGCAGTGCAATGGAGTGCACGACACACGACAGCCACCTAGTGCGCAAGCCTGCTTCGGGAGGCAAAACGTACTACACGTACCAGTGCGTGAGGTGCGGCTCGATCGACAACGCGAAGACTGGCGCAGGGCCGTGGGTTCCCAAGCCTGCGAACGTGGACATCGACACGCTTCCGCTCTGGGATGACGAACTGCAGCGGCGCATTCAAGAGCACGCTAGGGCTCTTGCAGACGAGCGTCGGACAGAATTGTCCGAGTCTAGGCGTGCCGAGTATCTCGCCTACCTCGATTCCTACGAGTGGTATGCCAAGCGATCAAAAGCCCTAGAGCGAGATCGGCATCTGTGCCAAGGCTGCATGGAGGCCGTTGCGACTGACGTGCACCACGCGACATACGAACGCCTGTTCGACGAGCTCCTCTGCGATCTCGTCTCGCTCTGCCGCGACTGCCACAACAAGTGCCACCCGTACAAGGATCTCAGAGGAAGGGAATTAGATGGATACTCTCTCCCAGTGCATTGACTTTCTCGGCGCGATCTTCGAGCCCGAGGACATCATCGAGTTCCGGCCGCTGCCTCCGGCAGCCGGGCGAAGGTGGTCGCCGCTCACAGAGATTCCCGACATCGTTCAATGGCTGCAGAAACTCAACGCTGACGAGACACAGCGTGTTCACGCGTACTTCGGCGGCAACCCGAGGACGGCGAAGGGGGCGTCGCAAGCCGAGGGTGTGAAGCTCGCGAGATGCCTGTTCGCCGATTTCGACGGCGGCACCGACTTTGAAGGGGCGATGAGCCGCATCAAGGCGGCCGGGCTGCCGTGGCCCACGGCAACGCTGGAAAGCGGCGGTGGCATCCACGCCTGGTGGCGGCTCGATCAGCCCATGACCGACGCCGACGCGTGGCACGTGCGGATGAAGGCGATCGCGGCGGCACTTGGATCGGATCAGTCGATCTGCGATTGGCCGAGAATCATGAGGCTGCCCGGGTTCATCAACTGGAAGCACGAGCAGCGACCGTATTCAGTGCTGAAGGACTGCGACCCGACACGGGTGTACCCGCTCACGCGGTTCGCCGGCCAGGCGGCGCAGTCGGTTGTCGTGACACCGAAGAGCATGAGCGACCTCACAAGGCGATTCCTCGAGGAAGGTTTTACGCTGCCGGCGGGCCGGCGGCAGACGATGTTCACGGTGGCTTGCGACTTCGCTGCCCGTGGGTGGGGCGTGGCCGAGGCGACCTCTCTGATCATGGAGAGGATGCGGCGCGTTGGCCTGCGGTCGGATGACCTTGAAGACTGCCCACGCCAGGTCGCGAACGCCTGGAAGCGTGCCCGGCTGCCGGTGCTCGGCAAGGCCGAAGAGGCGGTGCCGGTTGCGGATGCTATCGACGAGACCCCGACGCCGACGCTGGTGGATGCGATCGACGCGTGGATCAAACAGGAAGAGACGCCGGCGATCGCCACCGGCATCCCTGCTCTCGACAAGCTCTTTGACGGCGGCCTTCCGCTCGGGCAGATGACGGCACTCGCGGCGGCCCCCGGCGTTGGCAAGTCTGCACTCGCCTTGCAACTGGCGATTCAATGTCTCGAGAACAATCAAGATACGGTCGCGATTTGGTGCCTTGGCGAGATGACACGCGCGGCACTGGCGGCTCGAGCGATCTGCAACTTTGGTGGGCGCGAGCACGGCCTCACGCTTCAAGACGTGATTCACAAGCGACCGCCGTCGCGCGAAGTTGCTTTGAAACTATCAAGCACCGTCGGGTCGCGGCTGAAGCTCGTGGAGACTCCGCTCGTGATCGACAAGATCGAGCGGTCAGTGATCAAAGACAGCCCGACGCTTCTGATCGTGGATTACCTCCAGTTGGTTCGCGCGACGCGACACTTTCAAGACAAGACCGGCGAAATCAACGATTGCCTACTGAAACTTCGCGAGATCACGACAACCCGCAATATCGCCACGCTACTCGTGACCAATGTCGCCAAGGGCTGCGACGAGAACACTGAGATCGGGAACATCGGGAAGGGATCGAACCAGATTGATTTCGACGTTGACAATCTGCTTTTCGCCTACCGGGTCGGCGAGGTTGGCGGCGACGGTGAAATCAAGGTGCAACTCAAGGCGAAGAAGATTCGCCAAGGGCAGATGGAGGATGTCGATCTCTGGTTCTTCGGGAAGTATCAAGAGTTCGAGGACGCGACAGCCATCCCCGAGTTTCCAGAGTTCAATAATGTGAACTGGTCGGTGAACTGATGGCGAAGAAGAAGCCACACCATAAGGCCGCATTACGCAGCCGCTGGCGGGAGTTTCTCGCCGACGGCTCCCTAGCCTCGCTTGGGAGCGAAGGCCGCCTGGTGGCCCTCTACGTGTTCGAGCGGGCCGATTGGTCTACGTGTGAGGTTCGGTTCTCGCTCCGCCGGGCCGCCGAAGCCATTCAGACCCATATCACCACTGTACGGAGGGGCATATCTCAACTCGTCAAGGTCGGCGTTCTGGAGGTTTTGGAGCCCGGGAACGGCCGGTCTAGGACGAAATATGTCATCCCGTTGCGCGCACGTAGCGTGCACACCCCGGACACACAGTGTGCGCGCTTGCGCGCACAAGGCGTGCGCGCTCCGGACACGCTACGTGCGCGCAGTGAGCACGAGGCGTGCGCGCAGCGCGCACATGGTGTGCACACTGCGCGCACAGGCGGTGCGCGCTATTCAGTCTCTCTCAGTGGTACTTCAGTAAGTACCAGTGAGAGTATCAGTGCGGAGACCGCCGGGGCCGGTGTTGGACCAGCCCGGCGTCTCCGTCCCCATCGGATGCTGAACACGAAGACAGGCGACGGATCGCCGGTTGACGAAGAGACTAAGACCACAGCGGCTGAAGAGCCGCCCGGAAAGGAATCCCATGACGAGCCCCCAGGTTGAACAGCCGCCAATCACCCCCCGCCAGCGCGAAGTGCTCGCGTTCATCGCCAAGTTCTATTCCGACAGCGGCTACGCCGTGACGGTTCGCCAGATCTGCAAGGCGTTCAAGTTCGCTTCGCCGAACGCGGCGGTGATGCACTTGAAAGCTCTCCGCCGCCGCGACCTCGTGACGTGGCAGCCTGGTGAGGCCCGCACGATCCGCCCTACGCAAGCCGGCGTCGAACTCTTGGAGGGAAATCCCGATGGCTGAACCCCGCGAACTCCCTGCCCCCGCGATCGTCGCCGATCTCTGCGCTCAAGAGGCGTGGCGACAGGCTGCGAACGAGGACACTCGCAAGGTGCTCGAGCTCGCCGCCGAGACGATCCGGGCGGTGATGCGGCGTTGCGTCGCGCTCGCCCACCAAGTCGAGACGAGCGAGGCGGATGACGAGGTGCCGAAGGAGTCGATCGGTTCGACCGTCGCCTGGGAGTTCGATCTCTGCGAAGGCGATGTGATGGTCGGGCCGGATGCCGCGCTCGCCGAGTTGAACAACGAAGACCCGCAGCGGCCCGACTTCGACGCGGAGCTCGGCCCGTTCCGCACGCTCACTGTGCCGATGGTCGCCTGGTACGGCAACGACGCCGACGCCGTCGAGGTGCGGGCGTTCGGGAAGTGGCTTGTGCAGATGGCGGATTGGCTGGAGGGCGTCAGATGACCATCGAGCAAGTGGTGTGCGTGATGTTTGGCAGCATTCTCCAGGCGATCGTGTTCGCCCTTGGAGTGGCGGTAGGTGTTTCACTTTCAAAGAGAAAGGATTCTCATGACTACAGCGACGAAGCGGCGCAAAGCCGGTGTGACGATGGACCGCGGGCAGTTGCTCGCGGCGTTGAAAGACGTGGCGGCGGCGGTTGCGACCCGAGGGCCGAAGCCGATCCTGTCGAACGTTTTGCTTCACGACGGCCTCATCACGGCGACCGACCTTGAACTGCGGATCGACTGCCACCTCGACTGGCACGACGATCCGCTGCTCCTGCCGCACGCGCGGCTGCGGTCGATCCTCGAGACGGCGACCGGCGACGAAGTGACGCTCACCCGGGACGGTGCGGCGTGCATCGTGAACGTGGGCCGCGGCGAGTGGCGGCTCCCGGTGGAGGACGCGGCAGAGTTCCCAACGTGGGAGACTGGCAAACTCACGGCGTTGCCACGCATCCCGTGCGACCAGTTCGCCCGGGCTGTTCGCAGCGTCTCCTACGCCTGCGACAACGAGTCGAGTCGGTTCGCGCTCGGGGCGGTGCAGATCGAGGTGCAGGAGGGCGAGTGCACGCTGTGCGCGAGTGACGGCCGGCGGCTGTCGGTCGCGCTCATCGAGTTCGGCCAAGATCTCGACCCGGTCGAGGTACTCGTGCCAGAGCATGCGATTCAGCAGATGGCGGCGATCGCCATGAAGCACAAGGGCGACGGCACCGCCGTGCAGTTGGAGGCATCCAAGTCGGAGATCGTCGCCACGTTCGACGGGCAGACGGTGACGGCGAGGCTCATCGAGGGTCGCTTCCCGAAGTGGCGGGACGTGTTCCCCGATCGGGACGCCACCGAGCACGTGGTCGAGATCGGTGCTCTTCTCTCGGCGACTCGCGCGGCTGCGGTCGTGACCACCGAGCAGTCGAAGGGTGTGGACTACACGTTCACAGACTCAGGGATCACGCTCCACGGGCAGAGCTCGGAGAGCGGCGAGAGCAAGGTCGAGTGCGACATCGTGACGGCGGGCACGTCGGGCACGGTGAAACTTGATCCGCGATTCGTCGCCGACGTGTGCCGGGCTCTCTCGTCTCTCGACGGCGAGCCCAACATGCGGCTCTCGACCGCTGGGCCGGGTGACGCGGTGGTGCTGACGTTCGGCGAGGACGATGAGTACCGCAGTGTGATCATGCCGCTCGATCCGACCGGCTGACGTGGTGAGCAGCGGCGGTGCCGGGTGCGCTCCCGGCCCGCCGCTGCAAGCCTGCTTGCCCGTCGTGGCAAAGTGCAGGCATGCGGGCGCTCGCGATCTCGATCGTGCTGGCAGCCACGGCCGCGCTCGCGGGCACGACCGATGACGGGATTCCCGATGCCCGGTATCTCGACTACGCCGCCGGCTTCGCCCCTTACACTGCGTTTGTGACGGGTCTCGAAGCCTCAGACCGCCGGGTCTACTACGCGACCGGCGTGGCGATCGCCGACCGCTGGGTGCTCACGGCGGCACACGTGGCGAGCGAGGCGGGCACGTGCCTGGTCGTGGTCAACGATCAGAGCATCCGCATCGAGACGATCTACGTGCATCACGAGTGGCAGCCCGGGCGGATGGGGCTGAACGATATTGCGTTGCTGCGGACGGCTGCCCCGGTCGGCCTCTCGTGGTATCCGCCGCTCTGCGACGGCGGTGAAGAGGCGGGCGACCTCTGCCAGATCGCCGGGTTCGGCATCACGGGCCGGATCTCGACGGGCTACACCACGGCGGATGCCAAGCTCCGGGCGGGCACGCAGACGATCACCAGGCTGGAGGGCGGCGTGATCGTATGCCTCATCTCGCGTGGCTCGTCGCCGCTCGAGTACGGCATCGCCCCTGGTGACTCGGGCGGGCCGCTATTCGTCGATGGAAAACTCGCCGGGATCAACTCCTTCACGTCGGCGGATCGCGGGCCGCTCAAGTCGAAGGCGGGCGAGGAGAGCGGACACACCCGCGTGAGCCTGCACCGGGAGTGGATCACCGGGATCATTGGCGGCGATTAGTTGACAAGCCCGGCACACTCGCCGGCATGATCATCTCGACCGACACGCCGATGGGCTTGGAGCCCGAGGACGCCGCCTACATCGCGGCCCACCTCTGCCGCGATCGCTCGGAGTTCCAGCAGGAGCTCCAGGCGGCGAAGTCGCTCACGCCGATGGTCGTGGTCTACGAAGAGCAGCCGGTCGCCTGGGTGTGTTCGCACCAGTGGCGCGGGCTGCAGACGCTCGAAGGATTCACGCACGAGGAGTGGCGGCGGCGCGGGCTGTGCCGGATCGCTTCGCTCGTGCTTCTCGCCGGCGGCTACCTCCGCCGCGATCAACCGCTCGCCGTGTTTTCTCCCGAGTGCGTTTCGTTGGCTCGGGATCTCGGGTTCTCCGAGACGCGGCTGTTCCGAAGGGACCGATATGGAGATTGGTCCGAAGCACCCCAGGAGAGATGACTATGAAGTTTGTCTTTGCGCTCGTCGTGTTGTTTCTGCCGCTGGCCGCCCAGGCTCAGACGGTGATCGTTCGTGGCCCCGCCGTGATCTCTGCCCAGGAGCACGCGACGATCATCGCTCGCCGCGGCACGCTCGTGCATTCGCAGTGCGGGCAGACAGAAGGGATCGGCACGGGCAGCACGCCCGAGGCGGCGAGAAGGAACTGCTGCTTCTTCGGGAAGCGAACGATCGTCGAGGAAGGCGTCGCCTACTCGCCGATCACGCGTCGCTGGTACGCGGTGATTCGCTACCGCTAGTCATGAAGACCGTCACCTTCACCGTCGAAGGCGACCCGGTGCCGCAGCCCCGCGCGAGGATCTCCACTCGCGGTGGCTTCGGCCGGGCGTACACGCCGGGTGATCATCCGATCCACGCGTACCGGGCGGCGGTTGCGGCTGCCGCCCGGGCCGCGGGGGCGGAGCCCAGCGACGCGGTGCCGATCACGCTGATCGTCGATCTCGTGTTCGCCCGCCCGAAGAGCCACTACCGCAAAGCAGGGCTGAAGCCCGACGCCCCGAAGCTCCCGCGGGCCGATTGCTCGAACGTGCTCAAGGGAATCGAAGATTCGCTGAACGGCGTGGCGTGGGTGGATGACACCCAAGTCGGGAAGGTGATCGTCGAGAAGAGTTTCGGAACGGAGGGACGGACTACGATCCGCATCAGTTGATGCCCGAAATCACCGCCGACGATTCGTTCGGTCGCGCCATCATTCAGGCGATCCGCGAGCACGGCTTCGAGACGGTGCTCGAGATCGGCGCGTGGGATGGCACGGGTTCGACCAGTGTCTTGATCAAGGCTCTTGCACACGCGCAAGACCCGCTGATCGTCGCCCTGGAGGCGAACGCCACGCGGTACGTGCAACTCGTGGAGAACGTGCGCGACTACCCGTGGATCAAGCCGGTGTTCGGCTCGTCGATCACGCGGGCTTCGCTCACGCCGCAGACGTTCGAAGAGATTTGGGACTCGCCGCACAATCACCTCCGCTACCCGCGCGAGTTGGTGCAAAAGTGGTGGGATGAGACGCAGGCGTTTCTCGCGGATGTGAAAGTCGGATTCCTCGAATGCCTCGAAGGCGAGACGTTCGACGTGGTGCTTGTCGATGGCTGCGAGTTCGCCGGCTTCGATGACTACCGGCTCGCGAAGCCACACGCGAAGTGCCTCATGCTTGATGACGTGCATCACGCGTACAAGTGCAGCCGGGCTCACGCCGAGCTCGCCGCCGATCGCGAGTGGCGGCTCGTGTGGGAGAACGACGCGATCCGCAACGGTGCCTCGATCTGGGTGCGGCGATGATCGTCGTGGGTCGCGGCTTCGTCGGGCGGTCGCTCCATGCCGCGATGGAGTTTCCGGGGCAGCCGATCAGCGCCGAAGAGGCGGCAGTCTCTCCGGCGATTGAGTACGCGTCGCTCGTCGTGTGGGCCAGCGGCACGAAGGCGATCGGTGCGTGCGAGTCTGATCCCGCGATGGCAGCGTGCCGGAACATGCGGGCGGCGGCGAAGGTCGCCCGCCGGGCCGGCGGGGTGTTCGTGTACGTCTCCACCGACTACGTGTTCGACGGCAGCCGGGGCGGGTACGCCGCCAACGAAGCCCCGAATCCGAAGACCGCCTACGGCGTGAGCAAGGTTCGAGGCGAGGATGCCGTGCTCGCCGCCTGCCCGACGGTGCTGATCGTCCGCACCGCTCACGTGATCGCCGAAGGCTGCCCGTGGATCGCGTGGCTCGTGGACCGCCTGGCACGCGGCCAGACGGTCGAGGCGTGGGAGGATCGGTTCAATACCCCAACCCCGGTGGACACCCTTGCTGCGGGCATTCTCGACGCCGTGGGCGAGGGTCGCCGGGGAATCATCCACGTGGCCGGCGGGCGGCGTGTGAACCGCTTCGATCTCTTCCGCACGATCGCCGTGCTTCGCGGGCTCGATCCCGACCTCGTGGTTCCGGGGCGGTGCGACAACCCGCTCGTGCCGCGCGACCTGTCGCTGGTGACGGCATGAAGATCAACGTGCTCGTGCCTTCGGTCTCGTCGATCTCGACCGAGGACAACGGAGCGAACGTGCAGGGCGACGAGATGGTCGCCCGGGCCTGGGTGAAGTACCTCGCCCGCGACGCCCGCGTGGAGCGTGCCGAGCTCAACGGGCTCGAGCCCGCCGACGCCTGCGTTTCATTCACGCCGTTTGCCAAGGGCACGACAGGGCTTCAAGTGCTCTACCTCCAGAACGTCTTCCCACAACCGGAGTGGCCGGGCACGGTCGAGATGTTCGCCCGGGCTCGCCCGCATTTCGACGCGTTCGTGTTTCCTTCGCCGGGGCTGCGGGATCGGTGCGGCGACGGGCTCGTGCTGCAGTTCGCCGTCGATCCCGAGGTGTTCTATCCACGTGAGAACGCGGCACCGCTTCCGGTCGTGTTCGTGGGGAACAACATCCGCGACCGCGAGACCACCGAGCGGCAAATCCTCGCCTGCCGCGACCAGGGGCTCGTCGTGTTCGGCAATCCGGCGGCGTGGAACGATCCGGTGTGTCGCGGGAAGTGCTCGGTCGAAGCGGAGGCGGCAGCGTACTCGGCCGCCGGCGTCTGCTTGAATTCTCACCTCCGCGAGCACCTCGAGTACGGCTCGTTCAACTACCGGATCTTCTGCGCCCTCGCCTGCGGTGGCTTCATGGTGAGCGATTGGTCGCCGCAGTTGGAAGCCGAGTTCGCCGGATGCCTCGCGTTCACTGACGGCGGCGAGGAGTTGCGGCGGGTGGTAGGACATTTCTTGAAGCATCCGCACGAGACGCAACCGTTCCGCGAAGCGGGCCGGCGGCTCGTACTCGAACGGCACACGTTCGCCCACCGCATGACCGCCCTCGTGGATTGGCTGGAGACAAAACTGTGAAGGTCTTATTCGCGAACATTCCCTTCATCCGGTGGAAGCACGGCGAGATCTACACCGGGCCGAACGCCGGCAGCCGGTGGCCCTGGACGAATCCCGGGCCGCACTTCTCAGGCTACGCCCCGTTTCCGTTCTGGCTCAGTTGGGCGATGACCTACGCCGCCCACCACGGGATCGACTGCGCGTTCTATGACGGCGTCGCGCAACGGCACTGGAGCCTCGACTTCACCCGTATGGCGTTCGCTTCGTTCAAGCCCGACGTGGTGGTCTATGACGTGGCGACGCCGACGGTCGGCATCATCGACGGGATCGCGAAGTGGGCGAAGGAGAGTTTCAACTGCCGCAACGTCTACACCGGGCCGCACATGAAAGCGTATGCCGAGCGGTGGATCGAGCAGCCTCACGTCGATCATTGCGTGATCGGGGAACCGGACATTCCTGTCCTTGACATCTGCCGGCGTGGCGACCAGGCGAAGCCGATCTACCGCTTTGAGCACTTGGAGAACATCGACACGCTCCCCGACGGGCGGAACTTCATCCCATGGCGACCGCCGGCGGAGATGCTCGCCAACTACTACGATCCCTCGATGCCGACCGAGAAGGTTCAACTCACGGTGATGACCTCGCGCGGCTGCCCGTTCAAGTGTTCGTATTGCCAATGGCCGAACGTCATGAACGCGGGCAAGTACCGCGCCCGCTCCGCCGATGCCGTTGTCGATGAACTCCGCCAGGCGAAGGCGTGGCTCGGCGATGAGATGAAGAGCATCTTCTTCGACGATGACACGTGGAACCTAGGCAAGAGCAGGATCGAGAAGATCCTCGCCGGGCTCAAGGATCTGTCGCTGCCGTGGACGATGATGGGCCGGATCGACACGAGCAAGCCAGAACTCTATGACCGCATGGTCGATGCCGGTTGCGTGGGCATGCGGTTCGGGGTGGAGACGTTCGATCAGACGCTCGCCGACAACGTCAAGAAATCGCTCGACGTTCAGGTCGCATACGAGAATCTGAAGTATCTCGTGACGCGATACTCGGGGATGGAGTTTCATTTCACGACCATGAGAAACCTCCCGGGCGAGAAGCCCGGATCGTGGCAGCGAGATCAAGAGTTGCTCCAGGGGCTCGAGCGGCTGGGGGCGGAGCACGGCAACCGCGTTCACTGGCAGATCAGCGACTGCATTCCGTTCCCCGGGACCGAACTCTGGGAGGAACTCGTCGCCGCCGGGCACCGGGACACGCTCGAAAACTTTGAACTCTATGACGGGTCTCCCGCCCACGACGGCATCCTTCAGCAAACGGTTGGCTGGCTGGGCGAGAACTACCGCCCGAAGTACCACGAATACTCTGGCGCGACCGGAGCCCCGACCAACTTTCCCACGGCATGAAGATCGACTTCCGACCGACGAGGCTTCCCGAAGTCATCGAGGTGGTGATCGAGCCGCACGTTGACGAACGCGGGTGGATCGGCGAAGCGTGGCACACGTGGCAGTTCGCCAACGCCGGGCTGCCCGGGGCGTGGATCTCGACCAAGTTCGTGGAGAGTTCGTGTGGCGTGCTGCGTGGCTTGCACTGGCAAAGGGCACCGCACGAGCAGGCGAAGCTCGTGGCGTGCCACTACGGCGAGGTGTTCGACGTGGCGGTGGACGTGCGGCCCGACTCGCCCACGTTCCGGCAGTGGGTCGGCGTGACGCTCTCGCACGAGCGGCGGAATCTCCTGTTCGTTCCGCGAGGCTTCGCGCACGGGATGCTGACGCTCTCCCCGACCTCGCGGTGCAGTTACTCGGTGGCGTTCGCCGGGCATCACCCCGAGTCGGAGACCGGCGCACGGTTTGACGATCCCGCTATAGGAGTGGTGTGGCCCGCGGTGCCCGCGGTGATCACGTCGGCGAAAGACGCCGCTTGGAATCCGCTCGCTTGAACATCACCGTCTCCGCCTACAACCGCCCCGAGTATCTCGAGCAGACGCTCGCCGCTTTGCGGTCGTGCATCGGCATCGAAGCCTGCCGCGTGGTCGTGCTGATCGACCCGTCGGAGCACGCGACCCGCTCCGCTGGGCTGGCTGCCCGGTACGGCTGCGAGTCGGCGACGTTTGATCGCCGGGTGGGATGCAACCAGGCGATCCGGTCGGCGTTCGCGTTCGGCTTCGAGCAGATGGGCAGCGAGTTTCATCTTCACTTCGAGGATGATTGCGTTCCGACACGCGACTGCCTGCGGTGGTTCGCCTGGGCACGCGAGCGATACCGCGACGATCCCGCCGTGATGAACGTGAGCGGCTACCAGAAGATCAGCAACGGTCGCACCGGCGAGTGCGGGCTGCGACGGTGGTTCACGCCGTGGGGCTGGGGCACGTGGCGGGATCGGTGGCTGGGCCTCGCCCACGGGTGGGCTCGTGACGATGCGACCTCGTGGGATGTGATCGTCAATCACGCTCTACGGGCCGGGCGGTACGAGGCGTTTCCCACCGTCTCGCGAATCCAAAACATCGGTGCCGAGAAAGGCACGCATGTGCCGAGTGCGGAGTGGCATACCGAGCATCATCGCGTGGCGGTGACTGCGGACGATCTCGACGGCGATCCGCCGCTCGCGTGGGTGGAGACGCGGAGAGACGATCATGCAGATCACGCGTGACGAAGTCGCCGCCCACCAAGCCGACGCGTTCCTGCCGCCCGACGCGGAGTTCGCTCTCGACTACGTGCGCGACGTGAAGTACGGGAGGCACGCCGCGGCGGATGCCACGGTCGCCTTGGTTGCCATCTGCCGGAACGCGATGCCGTTCCTGCCGCAGACGCTCCGGCTCGTCGAAGAGACGGGCGCGATGTTTCGCGAGTGGTCGGCGTTCATCTATGAGAACGATTCGATCGACGAGACGAAGGACGTGCTCTCGGTGTGGGCTGACGGCGAGCGGCGGCAAGTGTCGCTGAACATCAACGGCCGCCCGCACTTGAACGGGACGATCGAGCCGGTGCGAACGATCGCGCTTGCGGAGTACCGCGCCGCGTGCCAAGAGTTTGTTCGGCACGGCGAGAAGCCCGACTACGTGATCGTGTTCGACACCGACGCCTGGGGCGGGTGGAGCGTTGACGGTGTGGCGAGTAGCATCGCGTGGCTTGAACTGTACCGCTCGTGGTACGGGCTCGCGTCTTACTCGTGGGCGGAGGTTGCCCAACTCTCTGGAATGGGGCCGATCCACTATGACGCCTTCGCCGCTCGACTGAATCACTGGCAGCGTCGCGATCAGTCGTGGTTCCATCTCTGGCATCCGTCGGTCGGCTCGCCGCCCGTGGAGTTCCGCTCCGCGTTCGGGCAGTTGGCTGTCTACCGTGGCGAGCGGTTCCTCCAGGGGCGGTACAGCGGCGAGGACTGCGAGCACGTGACGTTCCACCGCAGCATCGCGGCACACGGCGGGCGTTTCGGGTTGAACCCGTCGAGCCGATGCGTTTCGTTTTGGGTGCCTCAAGAGGTGAAGGATGGCCGGCTCGACAGCCACGATTGACTTCACCTCGCTCGTGCTGCAGTGGAACTCTCACAGTTCCATGCACGCTATCTGCACGCACTGGACGATCACGAAGGATCAGTTGATCCGTTTGAAGTCGGTCGTGCCGCTCGCCCCCCGCCACGACCGCCGGCTGCGGCACCGCCCCGAGCGAGCCGCGCCACCGACGCCGGAAGAGATCGCCGCCAGCGAAGCAAGCCTCGCACTCGCCCCCGCCGTCGCGGCCCGCGTGACGTGCGTGCAGATCACTTGGGACGAACGCACGCGTTCAGAACGCCAAGTGACGAAGCCGACGATGTTCACGATTCAAGAGATCGAGGTGCCCGAGGAGGCGCGAGAGTTCTTCGACGACCTCAATCGCGACACGCGATGGTAGAAGACTTTCCCTGCGGCAAAGTGTTGATCGACATCGGCCGCTGGTACATCACCGTGTACCGCTGCGACGCTAACGGGTTCGTCGAAGACGAGGAGCGGTTCAAGTTGCCGTGGATGATCGACCGCCGCGACGCGGTGGATCTCTCGCACACCGCGTTCAACCTCGCGTATTCGTGGGCAGATGGAGCGGTAAGCCCGCCCGCTGCAAGTAACGGCGACAAACCGGCAGACTCAACAGAGAGGAGGCCCAAGCCATGACGCCGAACTACGAAGGCACCGCGGAAGAATACGCACGCTACGGCGAGCGGCTTTCAATCTGGCAGCAACTCGCACTGATCCAGAGGTATGCCCCGCTGATCAGTTACGCGCAGCGGTTTGTGCAGTCGGCCGACCCATACAAGCAAGGCATCGTCATCGCGGAAGCCTGCGAGTGGCTGGCGTCGAACACGGGAAGCAGCCTCGACGATGAGCTCGTGAAGCACCTGGCCGCTGTGCTGCGTTCCGCCGAAGGCGAGGCGCTCGTGCGATGGGTGCTGCTCAAGGTCGAGGAGATGCGGAAGTGACCTTCGATGGCATTCTTCGTATCGTCGCCGGCGTGGCGGCAGTGGCTCTTGCGGGCGCTCCTGCCGCTTCCTGGGTGGTGGGCAAAGTCAAAGCCAGGCTCGCGGCCGGTGGCCCCGAAGCCCAAGCCGCCGCAATCGGGATTCGCGAAATGCGAACGGTGCTCGATCTCGCCGAGCGGTGCAGGGCTGCCGGGTGCGTGGATGGCGTCTCGCTCTGCCAGCAGTTGATCGACGTGATGCTCGGCGGTTGTCCAGGCAAGGCGAAGCGATGACAAGCGGCACGCGGATCGTTCTTGCGGCGGCTCTCGGATACCTCGCGGTGTTCGGGCTGCCCCGCGGCATCAGCGTGCCGACGATCCCAACCGTGACGGTAGACACCGAGACTCCGAGTGATGAAATGATCGCGATCGTCGAACCAGTGGCGAAGGCTTTGCGATCCCTGCCGGCAGGCGACCGGGCGATCTGGGCTCACACGTGGAGCAAGGCCGCCCTAGTGGTCGAAGGCGATGCCGTGGCGACCGAGATCGCGTTCACCGACACGCGGAGCCTACGGCTGTTCACCACGCTGGCTCTCGACATCGCATGGCGGCGGATCGGTGGCAACGTGCCCGGGTCGCAGGAAGCCCTGCGGACGGCGACCGAGGCTGCCTACGTGAAGGCTCTCGGAGCGGCGACGGTGCCGGTGACAGCCGACACCCGCAAAGCGTATGCGGAGTTTGCTAGGGCGATGGCATGGGCCGGCATCGGCAGGGGGTGAGCCGTGGCGTTCGTCCCGTTGTTCGGCTACACGCCCGACCCCGCTGGGGCTGAAGCGTTCGTCTCGTCGCTGCCGCACCCGACGCTCGCCGAAGCCGGGCCGGGGCTCCAGGCGGCGCAGCACGACGTGAGCCTGTCGGAGATGCTGCTGAAGTGCATGCCCTCGTGGAAGCGAGGCTCGCAGCCGATCGGCTCGTGTGTGGGGTGGGGAACCGCGATGGCGGTGGACTGCCTCGCCGCCGCCGACATTCTCTTGCGCCGCGAACCCGAAGTGTGGGGCGGGCTCTGCATCCCGGGCGTGGTCTACGGGCTCTCGCGTGTCGAGGCCCGCGGGCAGTCGCGGAACTTGGGAGGCGACGGGAGCACGGGCTTCCACGCGGCGAAGGCGATCAGAGATTTCGGCACGCTGCACTTCGGTCAGAACTACGGCGGCACGGTCTACAAGTCGCCGCTCTCGGGCACGCAGGAGAAGGCACTCGGTCGCGAGGGCTTGCCCGATGACCTCGAACCATACGCGGCGAAGCGGAAGGTGACTGAAGTCACGCTCGTGCGGTCGTTCGATGACTGTGCGAAGGCGATCTCCAACGGGTATCCGGTCTACCTTTGTTCGTCCCGTGGTTTTTCCATGCGGTTCGCTGACCGCGGCTCCCTCGGTGGCGGCTGGCTCACGCCCGCCGGCACGTGGCTCCACTGCATGATGGGCTGCGACTTGAGGTGGGATCGCCCCGCTCTACTCGTGCCGAACTCGTGGGGCGACTGCTATGACGGCCCAGTAGACGAGCGGTTGCCGAAGGCGCTCCAGCGTTCGTCGGGCTGGGTCGATGCCGAGGTGATCGACGGCATGTGCAAGGGTGACTCCTACGCCGTCGCGGGGTTCAACGGCTTTCAGCCCGAGCTCATGCCCGAGGCCGGATGGCTGAAGGGGGTGCTCTGATGCGGTGGATTCCCCTGCTCGCCCTGGTGCTCGCCGGCTGTATCGATCGCGGCCCGGTCGATCCGACCGTCGCGGCGGATCTCGCGTGCGAGGGTGCCCGGCTCGCCGTTCTCTACCGGCTGAAGCCGCCGTCGCCGTCGCCAGCCCCTGCGAGCGATGACTGCGAAAACTGCATCGACGGATTTGTCGGCGATGGCAGGATCAAGGTGAAGTGCCAGGTCTGTGGCGGCACGGGGAAGAAACCGAAATGACGCTCGCCGAACTTCGGGACAACGTCTGGGCATCGCTGCCGCCAATTCGGAAGCGGATCGTGGGCCGGGAGACGGTGAACGATTTCGTGACGCTCGCCGTCGAGAATTGGGAGGGCGAATATCTCAATGCCTGCCAAGACAACCAGCAGCGCGGCGTCTACACGCATGCCCTGCTCGGGCATATGAAGCGGCTGCACCAGGCAGCGAGCCCCTATGAGGCCCAGGAGTACGGGTTCATCTGGGTGTTCTTGCTGCAAGCCGTGGCGGTCGCCGTGATTGAATACCTTGTGAAGTGGTGGCTCGAACGTCGTGCCAACAGGGTACTGCTCGAAGGCTGGAAGGCGGAGATGACGAAATGACCGATGAAGTAAAAGGCACGATGTTCTCGATCATCGAGCGGTGGGGATTTCCCACTTTGGTCGCGATCGCGTTTGGCTGGGTGCTCAGGCAGGACGTGCTGTTGCCGCTCGTGCAGGCTCACACGCAGTTCCTCGAGCAGCTTGGCGAGACGCAGAAAGACATCAGCGGAGCGATTCAAGAGCAGACAAAGTTGCTCTATGCCCTACAACCGAAGGCAGAGCGGGCGTATCAGACGAGCGTTGTCGTGCCGGTCGAGCCAGCCCCGAAGAACTGACCTTACATCACCACAAGAGCGTCGCGCCCATGCCAATGTCACCGAGACTGTTGAGGCCGAGAGCCTCCGGCGTTCACCCGGAAGCGGCGAATTGGCGTTCTCGCGTCATCGACAACGGAGGTACGGTGAGCGGATCGACGCTCACGGCCGTGTCAAAGTTCTGCGCAGACATCGACAAGACGACCGGATTGCGGGCGAAGTTCTACCGTTTGTCGCTCCTGTGCGGAAATGATCTGCTGGCCGCACTGGTGCCGCTCTACAGATCGACGGCATTGGGTGGGACGGTGCTGGGTCTTGCGACAGATGAAAACGTCGGATTTGTGTCCGGTGACTACACGCTGGCGGGCAGTTTCGATAATACGACTAGCAGTAAATACCTGCGCTGCAACGCTCGGCCGTTTTCAACGCTGCTGCCGTCCGGAAACGACCGACAGAGTGGTCACGTTGCGGTCGCCGTTACAGGGGCAAACTCCTCGCCGTCTGCAACATCGCCGCTTATCGGCATACAGACAGCCGGCAGTGGCGAGGCATATCATGTAAACGCGCGCTACGGCGGGTCGCAGTTTATTTTTTGGGGTACGCGGGCGTTTTCTTGGACGCCCGCATCGGCATCTGGGCGAATGATCCTTATCAACACGCGCAACGGAGGACGAAACTCCATCTACGAGGCTGGCGTGGAAGGTGGCGGCAGCACTGGTGCGACGACGACGCCCGATCCAGATGCTCGGTTTGCCGTGTACGCATCTGGTTCGGTGAGTGGTTCTGATTCCGTTGCTAGCAGCTTCACAGGCCGCGTGTACGCATACTCGCTAGGCGACGGATTAAGCGCGGCCCAAGCCTCCGCATACACCACCGCGCTAACAACATTTCTCACCACTATTGGGCGCACCTAATGAAACTGGCCGATGTGACTCTGCCTGTTGATTTAGAGTGGGCGCGTGCGCACTGCCTCGCGTTTACGCCACAACTTGCGGCCCGGTTGTCGGAACTGCACGCAAGTTTTGGAGGCAGCAATCTGATACTCATTCCGCGTGCCCTGACTGACGGTCGTCTCGTTCTGTCGGCCGACGTTCTCACAGAAGTCATGCCCGGCGGCCTGCTCAACGCCATGTGGGAGGCCGCCGACAAGCAGGCGCTAGGGCAGGCTGTTGAGGTGCTGCCCTGGTCGGAGGCGGTGGCGTTGCTGCCGCCCGATCCGGTGGTCTAGTTGCGCTCTACACCTTTAGGGAGAGAACCGATGCTAACCCTTGTTGCGTTCGCCATCCTGACAATGGCTGCGTGTTGGTGGCACGATTTCTACGAATGGAACAACGGAGCGTGCCGATCCAGTGGCCGCGAATGGCGATACTTCGACACCGACAGTCAGGGCGGGCGTGGGTACGCGGACGGAGAGGGAAACACGACTTGGATTTCGTGGCCCTTCATCGACCGCTAAGCGACGCTCTTGCACCAGGAGACGGCCACACTTCCGGCCAACTTCCGCCGGGAGTGCCACGTTTTTTGTAAGAAAAACTGGACACAAAACGGCATTGCGCCCGTTGCTGCGGGCGTTAGAATGTGAGCCATGCCGACCGTCACCCTCCGATTCACGCTGCCAGACGAACAGAGCGAGTACGACGCCGCCCGGCTGGGCAGCAAAGCTCTCAGTGTGCTGTGGCACATCGACCACAAGTGCCGCTGCTTGCTTAAGCACGGCCAGCCAACGGACGCAGAGCAGAGGTTGGCCGAGGGAATCCGCGAGATGATCGACGCCGACTTGCTAGAGCAGTGACGCCACACGCCGCAGAGAGGGACGCCCTTTCCGTATGAGAAAAACGACGTTTTGCGGTGGGTTTCCAATATGATCGGTGCGCTATAGAGCGAACATCGCGTCGTTAGGGGCATTTCAGAACTGGGCAGCGCGCGTATAACCGCGCTATGCGAGTGCTCGATCTCTTCTGCGGGGCCGGGATGGCTGCCGATGGCTACGCCCAGGCGGGCTTTGAGCCGACCGGCGTGGACATCTTCCTGCGAGCCAGTTACCCGCACCGATTCGTGTGGGCTCACGCTCTTGCGATCCTTGGGGATCGGGACTTCGTGTCGCAGTTCGATCTGATCCACGCCTCGCCGCCGTGTCAGGCTCACACGCGGGCAAAGCATCTGCGAGCTGCCCAAGGCGGGCGTAGCAGGCACGGCGACCTCCTGACGCCTACGCTGGCCCTCCTGCGAACGTATGACATTCCATGGGTCGTTGAGAACGTAGTTGGGGCTCCAGGCATGGAGGGGGCAGCGATTGAGTGCGGCTCGGCCTACGGGCTGAAGGTGCGGCGGCACCGGCTGTTCCTCGCATCGTTCCCGCTCGTCGGCTCGGGCTGCCGGCACCAAGAGCAAGGCAAGCCGGTGGGCGTCTATCACGTTATGGGTGACACCTGCAAAGGCGTCTGCAAGAAGACCGGGAAACTGGTCATTGGCGGATCGACGGCCAGGACGGTGGAGGAAGGCCGCGAGGCAATGGGCGTCGAACGGGATATGTCGTGGGAAGAACTGAAGGAAGGATTCCCGCCGGCCTACACCAAACACGTTGGCGAGCAGGCCATGCGGTACATCTTGGAGACGCGAGCCGTTGCCTGAAGTGCGCTACTGCGGCGAGACACGGTCGCCCCGGGCTGCAAGCCTGCCAGCCCCTCGCTCTAGGATCGGATCTGTAGGCCGCGTGGCTGGCCCGACCAGTGCCTTATCCCAGGAGTTGAGCAATGTCAGAAATCAAGATGCGCCGCCGCTCGCGGCAGATCCCGATCACCCTCACGACCTCGACGGCGAACGCGACCACGCTGTTCACCGAGGACTTCGCGGGCGGTGTGGTTGATATCGGCACCATCGCGACCGCTGCCACCACGCTCCAGATGTGGGGCTCGTCGGCTGAGGGCGGCAACTTCCGCAGGCTTTACAACACCGATGGCAGCGTGGCCGACATCACGCTCGCCCCGAGCACTTCGGTTGGCACGATGTACCAGTTGCCAGACGCTGTGTTCGGAGTGCCGTTCTTGGAAGTGCTCGTAGGCAACACCGCTGGCACCGGGGTCACGGCGACTGTCACGCTCAAGAGCTAGTCCATGCCGCAGCGTATCGAGATGTGGAGGCCACCTCGGGCCAAGCATCAGATCCGCGTCGCGGAGGCGCGACCCAACGCATACCGGCGAGGGTACACAGATGGGCGGCATCGGGCGTGGCGGCGGGCTGTGCTCGAGCGTGACGGCTACGTCTGCCGCGACTGCGCACGGGTGTGCGGCAGCAAGGGCGAGGCCCATGCCGACCACATCATCCCGGTCAAGTCGCGGCCTGACTTGCGGTATGAAGTATCAAACGGTGCGTGCCGGTGTGCGTCGTGCCATCAGAAGAAGACGAATGCAGAGTCTCGCCAGATGAACTAGGCCGCGATACATTCCAGCCGTCACATGGAGGTGATGATGGCGTGCAGAAAATGCGGGTCGGCATGGACGACGATTCGCGGTGCAGACAGGGCTTCTTGCCCAGAGTGTTGCAAGCTCGCTCGATGCAAAGAGCGGAAGGCTGGGCGATACCAAGACCCGACGGGACACAAGGCGTGCGTTGTGTGCGGTGGGCAGTTTGTCGCCGTCGGCTTGGATGAGATACAGAAACGGAAGTGCTGCTCCAAGGAATGCCAAGCCGTGCGCCGCAAGGCGACTATACAGGCGAGCGTAGCGTCAAGGAAAGGAACTCCCAGCAAGCCGAGAGGAAAGAAGACTCGTCCTCCATGCGCGATGTGCGGCTCTGATGTCACGTCGAAAAACGGCCGGAAGTATTGCTCAACGCGCTGCTTTCATGAGGCAAGGAACGCAGGCATACAAGCGTGGGACAGGAGCAAGATTGAAGAGGCTGCGAGAAGGCGGCCCAACAATGTAAGTCAGTCGCCTGAGAGGTACGCGGCTCGCGCAGGAGTGAAAGACAGGGAAGCATTTCTGCGAAGCGTTGGCAGGATGTGGAAGCGCGTTGTACAGAAGCAGCCGCGAGCTCCGGTTGCCGTGGCTGCCAGTAGGTTTGCGTTTTTTGTTCGGCATATCCCGAAGGTTCTTTCATGCAAACTATGTGGGCTTCAGTGCATCAAGCCTGCTTCTTGGAAGTTGCCGCATTGCTCCTGGGAGTGTGCGAGGAAAGATTGCATAGATGCTGTGTGCACATGCTGCAATCGCCCAATGAAGATTCATTTCATCGGCGGGAGTGTTGAGGCAAGAAAAGAAAAGCCGGTGTGCAATAGGTGTGTGCTCAAGAGACACAAGAAACTGAGCGGAGACTTTAAAAGGAGATGTAGGAGATTCGGTGTGTTCTATGATCCGAAAGTCACTAGGCCGGCAGTCTTTGAGCGAGATGGCTATCGCTGCCACATCTGCAAGAAGAAGACCCTGGCGAAGTATGTTATTCGAGACGGTCGTGCTGATCCGATGTCGCCGACAGTTGACCACCATCCCTACCCTTTGAGCGCAGGCATCAAGGGGCATGAGTGGGACAATGTTCGCTGTGCCTGTTTGAAGTGCAACGTGCGCAAAGGTGCAGCATGGTCTGGTCAATTGCTGCTATTGCGTTGATTACCCTCGTAAATCCGCGCAAAACCCCATACCCCCTCGCAAGAGGAATGACTGTCTAGGGAAAACCAACAGTCCTCTC